CTAAGACTTGGCGCCGGGATTGGGTACCAGATCGGGCAGCGCCGCATACATGGCATCGATGCTATCGAGATCGATCAGGGTCCGGGCGTCGAATTTCTTCGCCTTAATCCGCCCGGCATTGATCAGTTCATAGCACTTGGTGTGCGAGAACTTCCCGTAGCGGCACGCCTCCTTGACGCTCGCCAGCCGGTGGCCGGTCGCGGTATCGATCGCGCTTACCTTGACTTCCTCCGTCATCGTCATTGCCTCGTTTCCCTTGCCCGGCGGCGCCGCACCTGCGTGCTCTGCGCGGTGCGAGCCCGATGGCAGACCTTGCAGACTGTCATCCGCCGGGGCGCATAGCCGTCGCGGGCCTGCATGTAGAAATCGGCCTCGGGCTTCTCCTGTTGGCATTTCCTGCAAATCATCGTCGCCAGGACGGCGGGGCCCTCGGTCATTTGAGCACCTTGGCAATCTCGGCCAGCGACTTCTCAATCTTGTCGGCGACCGCGATCAGCCGTTGCGCCTCGCTGATGCGCGGCTCGATCGTCTTGATCTGCGAGAGCAGATCGCGGGCCTCCTTGACCTGCTCGCGGATGTTCTCGTTGCCGACCTCGTCGCCAAAATTCTCGTCGCGGATCAGCTTGACCCATGCGCGCGGCACGCCGAGGTCGGTCGCGACCTTCTCGTCGGTCCAGCCGTCGCCATAGCCGACCTTGTCGTTGACATAGACCTCGTTCAATTTCTCGAAGATGATGCGCCGATCCTCGCGGGTCATCACCCGCATGTTGTCCTTTACGACCTTGAGCTTCTCGGTCATTGCGTTTCCGTTCTGCATGGCTTCCGCCTTCCTGATCGATGAGAATTTCGCAGCGTTGAAGCAGCGCGGGCACCGATGCGCGGTTCGGCTGCGGCCGACATGCCAGCCCTTGGCTTCCAGCTTGCGCGCGATGAACCGCCACTCGATCTCGGCGTCGTCGCCGCGCGAATTCTGCAAGGTGTTGACGGCAAGCGGGATGGCGGCCTCGCAACCTGGGGCGCCGCAGCGCGCGATGACGCCGCGCACCAGCTTGCCGTCGTCGCCATACGGCACCGTCGTGTGAACGAACGCCTTCTCCGCGCTCATTGACGTTCCCCCCGCTTTGCGAATGAGCGTTTCGGCCAGCGGCTCGGCGGGCGCGGCTCGCCGCGATCCTTCGCCAGCAGCCGCGCCCTGAATTTGGCCTCGGATATCGTCACCGCCCGGATATGGGCGATCTCGGGCAAGTCGATCTTTGCGGTCTTGCGGCGATGCGCCCGGATCAGGCGCGGCACCAAATTCCACGGCAGCGCCGGGCCCCCGGCCTCGACTCGGATCGGGTAGTGATCGAACTGAAAAAGCGAGATGATCTGATCCGAGGTCATCTCCTTGGCGTGCTCCCATGGGATCAGCGGCTTGCCCTTGTCATCGGTCAGGGCGAGCAGCGCCGCCGCGCATTTGACGCGAAGCCGGATCGGCGGTCGGGAGCGGCCCGTCCTCATTGCAGCCGGTCCTTGATCTGATCGGCGATCATCTGGCGCGTATACGCCGCCCAATGATCGAACTCCTCCAAGGCGGCGCCGGGTTCGAGAAACGGCACGGCTGTGAAAACCGACACGGTGATGTTGCCGATGATGTTGTAGGCGACGCTCACCGACACGCCCTCGATCATCCCGAGAATGAAGTTGGCCGCCTGGCGCCCGATCTCGGCATCGAGCGCGGCGCGATCGTCGGTGTCGTCATTCGGCTCGGCCATCGCTCTGCTCCTGATCAGTGGAAGGCGACGCTACCTCGCCCTCCGTTCGCTCGCTCCGGACGGGCTGGCTTTCATCCAGAGGAGTTTGCGAACCCAATGGCGCCATCCGGTCGAGCACCGCGCCGATGATGCTCGATGGATTGCCGTGCTCGTCACGCGTGATGGCGCTGACCAGACTGTCGATCCGGGCGCCGTATTGCAGGGCCAGCGAGATCGCGACCGCGCCATCGCGGGCGATGGCCTCGATCTCCTGTCCCGACTTGCCGCCGGTGATGAACACCTCGCCGATCGAGCCGTCCGGGTAAAAGCCGAGCGTGACCGCGAAACGGCGATCGAAGCCGCCCCACGCGATCTCGAACGTCTCGGCGTGCCGCTTTTGCGGCAATACCCGGCGCTCGGTCATGTCACGCTGCCTCGGCGATCTTCGGCTTGCGCGGGCCGCGCTTCTCGCTTTCGAGCGCGCCAGAAATCTGGCGGATCGCGGCGATCAGTTCGGCGGCTGCGGTGCGGGTCGTGAGCGCGGCGGTGATGTGCAGTTCGATTTGACCGCCCTCGGTCTTGAGTTGAATGTCGGCGCCCTTCGGGATTTTCACTTCACGTCCTCCTGATAAATCGCGGCGCGCACCGCGCAGTCCTTCGCCTCGATTAATTTCCGAAGGCAGGCGGTGCGCTCGGGATTGCGCGGCAGCAGCGAGACCACCCATTCGGCGACCTCGGCAAACTTGGCGCTGGTTGGTTGAAGTTCGGGCTTCAAATGCGAGTAGGCGAAGAATTGCAACATCGGTTCGGTGCTCACGTCAGTCTCCCGTTGTCATGGTCAGTGCCCGGTTTGCGGGCCGTCCGTATGGCTGGCTCCGCCGTTGCGGCGTGCTACGATCGCGGCCATGCCGCCCTCGATCTCGCTGCTCGCCTCCTCACGCCGCTCGATCTCGCGCTCGGCGGCGGCGTATTGCTTCAAGCCGTGCACCAAGGTGGCGCCGCATTGATCGAGCAGGCTCTTGATCGCCTCCGAGCGCCGGATCAGCGCGTCGCGATCGGCGTTCGCCTTGGCAAGTTGCTGCTTCATTCTCGAATTCAAGGACGGCGTTCCTCTTGCCGAGCGCTTCGGCCTCAACGCGGCTGCTTTGCAACTCGGTCTCCAACTTGGTGATTTCGCTCGCGAGGGTCATAGTGCTCTCCTTTCGGGTGTGGAAAATCGCTGTCCTTGCCCATGACGAATATCGCCATGATGATCGCGCCGAGACTGCCCCCGCAGACGAGGCCAGCGATCAGACCGACGGTGAATGCTGCGCTCATCATCGGCGACACTCCGGGTTGCACGCTCGTGGCGCGATCTTCCGACGGAGTTGGGAGCGGATCATCGCGGCGTAGCGGGTGGTGACCGTCTCGCCGCGATGGATCAGGAGATGGGATTTCCGGCCGTTCGGGCCGGTGAAGTGGACGCGCGTGTGCTTGCCGCCCTCGGAGACCCACACCTCCGAGCCCCCAGCCTCGCGCACCAAGGTGACAATCTCACGCATCAGTTTCCGCATCGGGCTCGCTCGTTGGTTGGACCGACGAGATGGTGGCGCGAACAGCGGCGGCGAACCGGGCGCAGGCCGATCCGACCGAGGAGTGATCGCGCTTGAAGACCAGCCCGACCTGCCGGTGAGTGGCCCCGGTCGTGACCGCGACGAACGCCATCATCTTCTGGCGCATCTCGATCAGCTCGGGGTCCCGATCGGACCGGGTGACAATGCTGGGCTGGGCGCCATAACCCTTGACGATGCAGGCGAACGCCTGATCGCACTGCTTCATGTAGCCGCGCGCGGCGCGCTGGCGGCGAAACTCCTGCTTGGCAATCAGGATGACCCGGATGTCCTGCAGTGAGAGCAACGGGCGGGACGCGCCGCCACGGCGCGGGGCCGCCTCGATGCGGAGAACGTCGCTGAGCCGGGTCGCGATGATGGGCGCAGCACAGGACGAGCCGTCGGGGTCGCAGAAGTCAGGCATTTCCCACTCCTTCCAGCTTCTTAAGCGTCGTCCGAGGGTCCCTCGGCAGGCGCCTTCGCTTTTGATTTCGGGGCGTGATCTGCAGCCTGGGCATCGATCGCGGCGATGGCCGCCTGACCGATCGAGGGCGCGGTGCCGCGCAGACGCTCGGCGAGGCGCGGCGAGACATCGCGCGCGGCCTCCGATGCGACGGTGAAGCCCGCGTCCTCCATCTCGTCGCGGCCGTACATGCCGGAGATGACATCGGGCGCATACATGCGCGCCCAATCGCGGCTCATGTTGTAGAACAGTTGCAGGTCGGGCTTGATGTCCCAAAGCGGCGAGCCCTTGATCCGGCCACTGTCGTTCCGCTTCGGGCGCAGCTTGCCGAGTGTAAACTGATCCGGCGCGGCATCGAGCGGCGGGAAATAGCGCGGCTCCTTCTCGCCCTTGAAGGTCGCCCAGACCCGGCAACGCCGCATATCGCCTTCACCCTCATAGGCAACTTGCAGGCGCGTGGTGATCGGCGCGCGCGCCTCGATCACGGCATGAAACATCTGGCTCTCGTAGGCGATCTGCTCGACCTTCTGGCCGCCGACGAACTGCTCGACGACATAGGTCCACTTCGCCAGGGCGAGCGGCGAGACGCCAAGCTCCTGCGCCCGCATGCAATTGGCGAAACAGGCGCCGACGTTGCCCTGCATGAATGGCGGCAGGTAAGGCCCGGACGCCGCCAGAAGCTTCGCGGCATCGACCAGATCGCGGAGGTTCGCGTAGTCCACGCCGCCGCCCTTGAACAGCGTCACGGCCTCGGTGCGCTCGCTGACCACTTTCTCCGCGTTCCCCTCCACAAGGTCGCGGCGGGTCACACGATCGGGCTGCGCCTGCTGTTGCGAGGGCGACGGCGTTTGCGGGGCCTCGGTGGTGACGGTTTGATCGGTCATCACGCAGCCTCCCGCAATTCGAACTTGATCCGGTCATCAACCGACTGGCGATACCAGTCGGGCAAATCGACATACTCGGCGTCGGCGCGATCATCGCCCGGGCCGGGCCAGGCGCCGCTCTGGAAGCACTGCCAGAACGTCTTGGCGGCGAGTTCATTCAGAGCGGCGCCGCGCGCCAAGTCCTCGTCCTTGAGCGTCTGCGCGCGGACGCAATGCGGACGCTTGCTCTCGACCCACAGCAGCGTGAATGAGGACGCCGGGATGCCGAGCGCCTGCGCGCCTTCCAAGACCATCGCGCCCTGCTGGTGGTAACCGTAGTCGATGATGGACCGCTGCGTGTCGCGATAGAGGACCGAGTTCGTCGACTTCAGATCGACGAAGTCGCCGCTGTCGTTCGGGATTTCATCGGGCCGCGCCTTCTTCCAGAACCCGCGCGGGTCCTTCCAGATCAGCGAGCGCTCCGGCGATCCGCCCAGCATGCCGTGCTGCACGAGCGAAAACTGCCCCAGCGCGATGATCATGCCCTTGGCGCGCTCCGCCAGGGCGGGCGAGATGACATACTTTCCGGCGCCGCGCTGCTCCTTGAGCCAATCCCGCCATTCCTTACGGTTCGCGTTGTAAGCGAACCCGGCGACAGTGGCCGGGCGCATGACCGTGTCGTCATCAAACGGCTCGCCCGCGACCGCCTTGTGCACGAAGCGGCCGAGGACCATCGCCTCGGTCTCGGTCTCCGTGTCCTCGCGATCCGGGTTGAGCGACGACTTATCGAACGCGTGCTTTGGTGATTTGTTAACGATGTTGCGAAACATCGACGACGAGACGCTGACGGCATCGCAGAGGTCGGCACGATGGTAGTCGTGCAGCGGGATATCCCGGTAAATCCCTGGCACGGTGATCGTCTTCCCATCCCACCGTATCGACTGCATTCCGATATTCCTCCGGTTGCGCTACGCCAAAAACCTGCCGTCACCGGCACCGTAGTTGCGCGGCTGTTTGAATGCTTTTCTGGTGTGAGGGCCGCCCGCTTGTAGTCCGCAGGCGGTGCGCCGTGGTGATCAGATCAGTGCGTTGTTATTTGTTCTCGTCTGCCTGTCATCGCGAGTTTCCGCCCGGTTCGATCAAGCTGTCAACAAGTGCGATCAAAAAAAGCGGGTACGGAACAACTGGTGCGTGCTGCAAAAATCGACACCAACTCTCACGTCATCTTTCGGCATCCGAAGGACTGTGACGTTTGACTGGTGTCACTCATGACAGGTGTGCGTTGGCGCAATCACTGCTCTGAGGTGCAGTGATGCGTCACGTCGTCGGCCAGCGGTTCATCAGCGCGCGTTCGCGTTTGTCCGCGAGTGGTGATTACGCAATTCGTGGGTACGGGACGCAGAAAACAGATGACGATGACGCGAACCGGTGACTATTAAAACGACCGTCGTGCTTCGCGACAAAACGGGGGCGGCTCGATGGTCTTTCAATCGACATGGGATGATGCGGCTGAAGAAACTCTGCGGCGCTGGGTCGCCGAGGGCGCGTCTTCGTCAGTGATTGCTGATGCGATGCATCGCACCCGCAGTGCGGTCTCCGGGAAAATCGCGCGCCTCAAGCTTAAACGTCCCGAGGGCCTGTCGCCGATGACGAAAGCCACCACCAAGCAGCCGCCGGTCGTCGTCCTGGCGCCGAAGCCCGAGCGCAAGCTCGCGCCGGTTGAGGCCGCGAGCGCCAAGCCGGTGCCGTTCCTGCATGCCAAAAGCTTCCACTGCCGCGCCGTGCTCGATGAGCGCGGCGAGGACGGCCTCGCCATGTTCTGCGGCGCGAGGAAGCGCTCCGGTTCGTCATGGTGCCCGAAGCACCATCGCCTGTTCGTCACTTACGGGAGGGCCTGATGCCCGGGGCCCCAATGCGACCACGCGCGGCCCGGCGATGATCCCAATTCGCCGAGGCCCCGCTAACGCAAAGGGACCTTTCATATGGCGAAGGCAGCAGCAACGCAGACGAACGATTTCGACCCCGAGATCGTGCAGGAAATCCTCGGCAAGATCGACGGCTATCATGCCGATCTGGCGTCCGAGCGCGGGTCATCGATGGCCCGGTGCCGCAATATCCGCGAGAGCATCAATGCCTGCTTCAAGGAAGCGAAGGCGCGCGGCATCCCGACCAAGGAGCTTCGGTCGCTGGTCAAGATCAGGATCAATGAGGCGAAGAACCGCGAGATCTACGAGGAGCTGGAGCAGGACCAGCAGCACATCCTCTCGATGCTCGCGACGGCCGAGGGGGTGAAGGATTTGCCGCTCTGGCGGGCGGCGGCGATGTCTGCCGTCCATGGGAACGTCAGCGCGACCGCCCACTGACGGGAGGTCGGCATGGCGCACGCGCCCCGTATTCTGGCGCTCGATCTCGCCTCGCGAACCGGCTGGGCTTGCGGCTTTCCCCACGAGGACAAGCCGCGATCCGGCTCGGTGCGCTTTGCGCGCGAGGGCGCCAGCCTCGGCGCGATCTATGCCGGATGTCGGCAATGGCTTGCCGACTTCCTCGCCACCGAGCCCGACGTGCGGCTGATCGTATTCGAGGCGCCGATGACGCCCCAGCACATGGCGGGCTTCACCACCGCGCACATCATCCGCGTGCTGATCGGGCTCTGCGCCGTGGTCGAGGAATACGGCCACGCGGCCGGCTATGACGTGCGTGAGGCCAAGGTTTCGGAAGTTCGCGAGCATTTCCTCGGCACCAACCGGATTAAGCGGAAGGAAGCGAAGTCGGCGACCATCGACGCCTGCAATCGTCTCGGCTGGGCGCCGAGCGATGACAATGCCGCCGATGCGCTCGCGCTCTGGCACTATCAAGCCTCGATCTTCGACCCGAGGCTCGCGCTGCAAACCTCGCCCCTGTACCGGCGGAGGATTGCATGAACACGTGCGGGAACCGCCGGGTTTCGCGACCTGCCGTCCTTCGAGCCAACGCCAGGAGGGTCTGATGGCGCGCATCCGATCGATCAAGCCGGAATTCTGGACCTCTGAGCAAGTCGTCGAATGTTCGCCGATCGCTCGCCTACTGTTCATCGGCATCTGGAATTTCGCCGACGATGCCGGTCGCATCCCGGCCTCGCCTCGGTCGCTCAAGCTGCAAATCTTCCCGGGCGACGACATCACGTCGGAGACCATTCGGGGAATGATCGACGAATTGTCGGCGAATGGTCTGCTACTTCGTTATGAGGTTGACGGAAAAGAGTTTTTGCAGGTCACCGGCTGGCATCATCAGAAGATCGACAAGCCGCAGCCCCCTCGCTATCCGCCGCCGCCTGCGAAAACCGAGAAGCATTCGACGACCATTCGGCGAACGTTCGCGACTGATAGGATAGGAAAGGAAGGGATAGGAGAGGAAAGGAAGGGAGATGCCGCGCCTCACGGCGCGCCCCCGTCCTCATGGCCGGGCGAACTCGATTTCCCCGAGACGCCGCAGCCCCCACCCCAGCCGCACACCAGCGATCCCGAGATCGAGCTTTTCCGGCGCGGCAAGGAAGTGCTCGGCAGTGCTGCGGGCGGCCTTGTCTCGCGATTGCTCAAAGCGAAGGGCGGCAAGGTCCCGCTGGCGCGTGCGGCTATCGAACAGGCGTCCACCAAGCACGATCCCCGCGAGTACATCGGCGCCATCATCCGGGCCCCGCCCGAGAATGAGCCGCCGAGGGTGGTGCACCCATGACGCGCCGTCTCGCGCTGGACGAGGTGCTGCGGATGTTCGCCCGGATCGGCTTCGACCCGCGCTCGCATAGCGGCACGCACGAACTCCGTTGCCCCGCCTGCTCACATCTGCGGCGCAAGAAGACCCACAAGTGCCTGTCCATCCGCTGCGATGCGGACGGTTTTTTCTTCCGCTGTTTCCACTGCGACGAATTCCATGGGAGCTATCGCTATGACGACGCTCGCGACGCGACACGTCGAGTTCTTCGAGGCCCGGGGGATATCGCCCGAGCTGGCCGCCAAGTTCGAGATTTATACGGGTACTCTCGTCGGTGAGAAGCCGAACCGGCATGTTGTCGCCAATCCGCGCGGCAACATCCTCGTCTATCCGTTCATCGAGCACGGCGTGGTCGTGAACGAGAAATATCGCACCGAGCGCGATGGCGAGAAGTTCTTTTGGCATCGCAAGGGCGGAAAGCGGACGTTCTGGAACGCCGACGTGCTCGATGACCTGATGCTGGAAGCGGGCACGCAAGCGCTCGTCATCACCGAGGGTATCGAGGACGGCATGGTCGCAGTCGATTGCGGGTGGCCGCTCACTGTCTCGGTGCCCGATGGTGCGCCGCCCGTGCCGAAGGATGGACGCTTGCCGCCGCTCGATCCGCAGACTGAGGCGAATGGCAAATTCGAGTTCCTGTGGCTCAATCGGGATCGGTTGAAGCGGATCAAGCGGTTCATTCTCGCGGTCGATGATGATGGGCCAGGACAACGGCTCGCTGCCGAGATCGTCCGCCGCCTCGGCGCCGTGCGCTGCTCGTTCGTGACGTTCCCGGCGGGCTGCAAGGACTTGAACGAGGTGCTGCGCCAGTACGGACGCGATGCGGTCAGCGCCGTGTTGCGCGACGCCAAGCAGTATCCGGTTCGCGGGCTCTATCGGCTCTCGGAGTATCCGGCGCTCCCAGCGCTGCACCCGATCTCGATCGGCTGGCCGCTGTTCGACGGCGAGACCGTCGCGTCCGCCAACAATGCTTGGCTGAAGCTGTTCCCGGGCGAGTTCATGGTCGTCACCGGCATCCCGAGCCACGGCAAATCGACTTGGGTGCTGAACGTGCTGGTCAACATCGCCCGCGCCTACGGATGGCGTTCGGCCGTCTTCTCCGCCGAGATGCCAACGGTGCCGCATCTCCGCGACAAGCTGCGCCGCATCATCTCGGGCAGCGTCGCCGCCTCTGCCGAGGCCGACGAATTCATCGAGGGCAGCTTCACGTTCATCGACCACGATCCGAATGACGCCGACGAGGAAGACATCACGCTAGAATGGATCATCGAGAAAGCCCGCGACGCGGTGCTGCGCGATGGCATCCGCGTGCTGGTCATTGACCCATGGAACGAGATCGAGCACGCCCGACGCCGCGACGAGAGTTCGACGGAATACATCGGCCGGGCCATCCGCATGCTGAAGCGCTTCGGGCGGCAGTACGAGGTCGCGGTGATCGTCTTGGCGCACCCGACCAAGGACGTTTGGGAGCACGGCCGGGCCCGGACTGCGACGCTCTATGACATCGAGGGGTCGGCGCACTGGTTCAACAAATGTGACCACGGCGTCGTCATCGAGCGCGCGCCGGAAGCCAACCGATCCACCGTGCACATCGCCAAGGTTCGGTTCGAGGAAACCGGCTTCAAGGGCGCGATCAACATGGGGTTCGACGTGCAGACGCAACGGTTCGAGGAATTGGCCGAAAAGCAGAAGGAGATGGCCCTTGAGTGACGTGCTCGTGATCCGGCGGGATGACCCGCTGAAATTCAACCCGCTCGAAGACGCCGTGATGGAGGACATCCCGCCCTCTGTCTGGAACGGCCCGCATGTCGGCAAGCGGCTCGCCGAGGCGATGCGGACCCTGCGGCTTATCCCGATGCGCGTGGTCGCGGGCTATGGCGCGCCTTGGCCCGCCTACAGTTACGAGTTCGAGGACCTGCTCGCCCAACAGGAGCAAGGCGAACTCGAGAAAACGATGCGGATGCAGAACCGCACGCGCCTGCTGCCGTCCTTCAGCGATGTCACGCGCATGGAGACGGCGATCTGCTGGCCCGCCCGCTACCTGATCGGCCAGATGCATCTGCTCCGGGCCGTCAACTGTGTCGCCCTGGCGCACTCTCTCGAACGGGACGCGGGATGGGTTGCGGTCAAGCGCGGCGGCTATGCAGATACATGGCGCGCGAACCATGATCGCGGATGCGATGTCATCGCCGACGGTCTGCGTGGCGAGCTCGTGCCGGTCTTCTAGGAGGGATGCCATGCGGATCACCGAGGCGATGATCGAGATCGCCGCTATCGCGATCAGGGACGCGGTCGCGAACAGGGTTGTCGGCGAGGAAGCCCGGCGCCGGGGAAAGCCATGGGCGGCTTTGCCCGCGAAACTGCGCGACGCCTACCGCGCGGAAGCGGCGGCAGCGCTGTACGCCGCATTGGAGGACAATCAATGAGCGAGGGCAAGCGCGGGTGGAGATACGATGGACCTTGAAATCCCTCATGGCGCGGACAGGGAGTACCTGATCGTTTTCGGCGTAGCGGCGATCTATATCGCCACGATCCCGCGCGGCGAGCCGTGCATCGTCGGCGTCTCCCGCGATCTCGGCCAGACCTTCGATGGCATCCGGGACAACTGGCCCTGGTCGGAGATCGGCTGCGCGTTTTGGGTCAAGGATCGCGACACCGCCGAGGCGATCGTGGCCGAGGCGACCGAGGTGCTGCCGCGCGATCCCGAGGGGCGGCTTGCGGTCCGCGCCGAGTTCGCCCGGCGCCAAGTCGAGGCGGTCGCCGCGCGCTGGAAGATCACGCTCACCAACCACGACGCGGCCATGTCGCGGGTGCATGCGGCGGTTCGCCATGTGCAAGAGACAATCAACCACGCAAACGCGACCGGTGGTCTCGCTTGGTTCAACGCCGCCTATCGTGCCTGGCGGATCGAAGCAAAAAAATTTGGGCGCGTCATGAGCTACGCCGAGGCGCTCGCGCGGCTGCGCAAAGCGGTGACTAAACGGCTGATTACTCTCGACGTAATCAATTTGAACGCTGATCTCTTGCCCGGCATCTTCCCCGAGCTGCCGAAGCAAGGCGCAGAAAATTACGTTGACGACTTGAAAAAACCGGCGCTTTCTTCGCGCACGCGCCCGAGGCCAAAGCCACGCGCTGATGGATCGGGCCGCCGTGGTATTTCCCACTAACGCAAGACTGTTCGCCCGATCCCGGCGGCGGGATCGGGCTTTTTGGGGTCGTGTACTCGTAGACCCGCGCCGCAGACCAAGGCGCACATGAAATGAGGTCCGCTGTACCCCTGATAGCCAGGCGCGATAGCGGACCTCACCAGAGGCCAAAACCCGACATGGCGGGCAGCCCGCGGCTCCAGTAGCAATGCCTCCTCATTCATTCGCGATTCGATCGCAAATTGCCCGCGCAACAATCTCAATCACGGTTTCATTTTGATAGTATTGCGAGTGAACAATTTGCTTCGCCTTGAAAACCTCGGAAACTAGCTCGGTCAACGACTCCAACTCGAGCTCAGACGGCGCAAAACTTATTGAGCGATAAAGATTGGCCAAGATTTCGTCTGTTCCATGCACCGCGGCTGAGAGAAGCGCTTCCTCGACATGTCGATCAAGCGCTATGACGGTTGCTGGAACAAGGTCGGTATTTCTGTCGACCGACAGAATTCTTTCAAAGGCAAGGTCATCTCCAAGCGCTGTGGACATCATTGCCTTGATACCAAAATAGATGCCCCAACGCTGACCGAAACGTCTCGCTACTGAAATGAGCGGCGCACAAATCGAAAGAAGGAATTCCTTCACGTAGTGGACCGCGAGGCCCGGCGCTAGCCGCAATGCATCACGGCGTCCTATCGCCAACTGTATGAACGGGCCTTTTTGCGGAGCATCGACAATCAAGTCTTCTGATCGTGGCACGTTTCGGATATTCACAATTCCGAATCTTCCGTATCGCATCTTCAGTAAGGTAAGAGGGCTGAGTGACCTTGGTGGAAGCGGAAAGCCAGACACCCGCCTTGGCCTCAATTTCCGGGAATAAGCGTAAGCTGAACTGCGCAAGTGGATGGCTCTGCTAAGCAGCTGATATGCCTCATCATGCTGTGATTGGATGACGTAAAATCGATTCTCTTGAAGAGAACGCACAATTTGGAGCCTTTGGTCTGTCTCTACTATGCGCCTTATTTCCCGCCAGAAGGCGCCTTTTGGGTTCAAGCTGCTATATTCGAAAAATGGAGTGCCTAAGAAAACGACACTCCCCAATTTGGTATACGAAATTTCACTGCGGCACAGCAGCAACGACTTCAACAAGACGTTTCCTCCATGGCTGTGCGCAACGAAGTGAATCTTCTTAATGAGCGGCTTTCGCGACAGGCGCACGATTTTTCTCGAAAGCAATTCGGCGGCGTGGCTACGGCTGGCCTCGGAGTTCAGGCCACTCCATCCAAATTCAGAGATCGCTTCCGCGGCAGGTATCGAGTCCCAGCACTTTGCCTTGGACCCCCGCTGTTTCAATTGATCGTCAAGAAACCTGCAGAAATCCCCATCAGGTTTCCACCAGGTTGCTTTATCGGCGAAGGTACCATGTACGATTATAACTGGTTCCATGCGTTGCATTCCATCGGAAAGGCCTACCTTGGGGATTATAGTCGCAGCCAGAACGAGAGCACCATGCTTCCATGTCGGATTGGGGTCACGAGCGGTAATGCTCTGCATGATCGTAGGATTTCCGCTTGGCCGTCAGAAGCTGACATCTACGCCCTTATGAGTAACGTCCTAGTGCTTGCTCATGCCAACACTCGGGGTTGATTTCGATTTCTCGCAGATCGAGCAGCGGGCCTTGGCCCTCGGCGCGACCGCCGATCAGATGCCCTACATCATGGCGACCACGCTCAACATGGCCGCCGAGAACACCCGGTCGTATCTGATCGAGACGACGTGGCCGTCGTCCGTCACCGTTCGCAATCGTTCGTTCATGAATGCCGCGCTTACCACCAAGGGCTCGCGCGCCACGAAGGGCGATCTGACGGTCGAGATTTACGACAAGATCGGCCGGGCGAACCTGTTTCTGCATGCCAAGGGCGGCACGCGCCGGGCGAAGGGCGGCAACCTTTCGATTCCGTCGTCGGTCAACGTGCAGCGGACGAGCGGCGGCGCCGTGCGGACGCAGCAGCAGCCGAAGAATTTGCGAAACAGCTTCAAGCGCGGGCGCTTCATCTTCCAACGCCAGGGCAAGTCGAGCCGGAAGCGTAGTGGCCGCATCAAGCTGATGTATTCGCTGCGGCCGTCGGTCCCGATCCGGCAAGACGTGCCGTTCTACAAGGACTTTGCCGAGGTCATGCGGCAGGAGATGACGCTAAACCTTGCAATCGCGGTCATCCGGGCGATGTCGACCCGGCGCCGCTAACACGGAGGGTGCCATGGCAGGCAAGCCGAAAGAGGACGAGGACCGGCGCCATGCGGACAAGCCGCCGGCGGACAAGGCCGAACAGGAGCAGCCGAGCGCGGATAAGCCGGAAGATCCCCCGTCCGGCGTCCCGCCTTACAAGGACTAGGCCGTGCTGATCCAGCGCGTTGCGCGAGATCGGGTTGTCAACCGGCTCGATCCCGAGTACCTCGCGCAATGGCGCGCCTACTATCGCGACATCGTCGAGCGATACGTCGCTGGCGCGACGTCATGGACCGACGCCCACAATGCGCTGGTCTCCCTCGGCTACCGGGACCAAGCGCTCAAGATCGAACTGTTCGAATTGGACAAGGCCCGCGCCAGACGCCCGTGATCGGATGCGTCCCACTTTTGTGCCCAGACGCGGGATTGGCGCGGGATTGATGGGGGACGGACGGCCTTACCGGATTTCGAGTTCTTTGATCGCCAGAGCCGAAATCTGCGCGGGATCAAGGATACCGGTTTGGGCGATCTTGATGATCTTCTTCGCGATCATTTCCGTTAAGGGGTCGTCGCGATCCTTGACGCAGAGCGTACGCAAAGCGCGCTCGTAAGCAGCCGTGATACAGCTAACTTCGTCCGGCTTCATGCCGGAGTTTTGCAGTAGCCGGTAAATAGCCATCTCGCCCGTCCCTCAGCCCGGCAATGCGGCTAAAGCGGAACAATATCACAGAAAAAAATAACCACGGAAGTGGAAGTTGGCGCAGCAAATGCCGCCGCCTAACCTTTCACCGGGTCCTACCGATGGGGAGGGCCCGGGCGGGATCGCGGGACCGCCCGGTTCGGGCATATTTCCCGTCGCCGTTTTTGGGGTTTGTTTCCTCGGAAGGACCCATAAAATCGGTCCGCTAATCGCTAGACGACCTCGCGGATGTCCGGGTCTAGGCCGCTGGCTCACGTTATTGGCCGCTTTAGGCAACTAGTCTTTCACGCGGACGGAGTTTGGGGTGGGGACTGCGATTGGCGGGCCAGGGGCGCAAAGAACTTCAGGAGCGCAAGCTTCATCAGCTCTATGAAGGATTCGTTCGTTAGTTGATTGATGCTGCGGAGGTAAAAGGCGTTCACTACTATCACCGCCGTCAGAACAAAACCTGTTAGCAATGGGAACGCCCACAGCGGAATAAATTGCAGCACTGTTGCTCCAACGATTAGCAAAATGACGACCATCGCCATGTTGAACAGCAACACTCTCTCAGGTCGGCGTAGAGCAGCCTCGGCGATCTGCCTCTTTAAGACCTCATTGGCTCCGTCTGCTCCCGATCCAGTGATCTGGATTGCTACGCCGTTGATGCGTGTGAGGTTCGATGCAATCTCATCCTTGATAGATCGCGCCAGTTGTTTGGCTTCTTTGATGCTAGAGCCCGAGACATCTATCTTCAGAGAGTCTACGGCGTTTCGGATATCCCACTTTAGGTCGACTTCGTGTTTCTGAAGTATCCTCAGGAGATTGAGCAAGGACCGTCGCTTTTCTCGATCACCGTGAATTTCATCGTCGACGTGCTTCATAATGTCGGGTTCATAAGTGCTTGCGATGGCGGAGAGATCGTCGCAAATGCGTTCGACATCGCGAAACCATACGCTGTCAGACGCCTCGCGCAGTCTTTTTAGGACCCTCTCCTTAGCCTCCTCGCTAGGCTCAGGCGGTAACGTTAGGACATCATCGAGGCGGCTTGATAACCGTTCGTACGCCTTTCGGCAGCAGCCATTTACCGTTTCAACGAAGTGCTTGAGGTTGCGCCCCAAGATCGGGTGTTCCCGCTCGAGCTCTGCGAGCGAAACGGTCCCCTCCGCAATATTTTGGAGTGCATATAATTCCATGACCACCCCCACTTTGCAGGTTGGGCAGGCTTGGCGAAGAATTACTTTAGCAAGAATAGTACAACTTATCGCCTTGGAGTCGAATCAATTTGAGCGTGCCAGTGCGTCAGAAATGATCATAAGGCACCACAACTCTGCTTTCGAGAAGGCAGCCCCCGCGAGCGACGCCCATTGGCTGCGGTTGCTCGGTAATGAGTCCTATACGCTAGTCCGGGGCACGAACGGCCCTCATAGGCGGCAAATCATGGATGTCTTAGTCGGCAGGCGGGCCATGGAAACATGGCCCATCGATCGCTTGCAGCCATATGAGCGGAATTCGCGGCGGCATTCGCCCGAGCAGATCGAACAGATCGCGGCGTCGATCCGCGAATGGGGCTGGACTATGCCAATCCTGGCCGCCGAGGACGGGATGGTTTTGGCCGGTCACGGCCGACTGGCGGCGGGAAAAATTCTCGGCATCGCCGAGGTGCCGGTCATCGTGGCGCGCGGGTGGAGCGATCAGCAGAAGCGCGCCTATGTCATCGCGGACAATCGGCTGACCGATGCGTCCGATTGGGATGACGAGATGCTCCGGCTCGAATTGAACGACCTTCTCGAAGGCGGGTTTGAGCTATCGCTGACCGGCATCACCGAAAGCGAGCTATCCCGGCTCTCGGTCGGCGTCGGCGAGCTGGAAGCGATGCCGGAATTGCCGGACGGCGAGCGGTCGCCTTATCGGGACATGACGTTCATCCTGTACGGCGAGCAGTGGGAGACGGTCGACCGCGCGATCAAGCTCGCCATCCTGCCGCGCAAGCCTGGCGATGCGAACCCGAACCGATCCCCGCAGGGCAATGCGCTCGCGCGCATCTGCGAGGAGTACCTGGCGCGCCATGTCACCGACGGCTAAGGACATTCGCGTCGCGCCGATCGCGAAGCGCGATGCCGACGCGCTGATCATCAGGCTCCATTACAGCCACAAGACGGTCAACAACGCTTTTCTCGCACTCGGCGTCTTCCTCAACGGGCGCCTTGAAGGCGCGATGACGTTCGGCCCGTCGATGGACAAGAGCAACATTCAAGGGCTGGTGCGCGATACATCGTGGAACGGCTTTCTCGAATTGAACCGGCTGGCGTTCTCTGAGGCGCTGCCGCGCAATTCCGAGAGCCGCGCGCTGGCAGTCGCGATGCGGACGATCAAAAAGCACTATCCGCACATCGGCTGGGTGATCTCGTTCGCCGACGGGTGCCAGTGCGGCGACGGGACGATCTATCGCGCGGCGGGCTTCGTGCTCACCGGCATCAAATTGAACAAGAGCCTTTTGCGACTGCCCGACGGCTCGGTCACCCACAAGATGACGCAAGTGACCGGAAAGAACCGCGCGGCCCACTTCGCCAAGACAGGCGGATCATGGTCGGGTCAGGGCGTGCCGCTCGACGGCTACCAAATGCGGTACATCTGTTTTCTCGACCCGGCGGCGCGGGAGCGACTCATGCCGAAGGAGATCGAATATTCCGAGATCGAGCGGCGCGGCGCCGGGATGTATCGCGGAATTGCGCGTGGGAAGCAGGCGATGACCGAGGCCCCCTCGGAACAGCGGCGGCGCAGCACCGACCCCCACGCTCCAGATTGAGCGCACAAAGAACCCCGGGGATCGCCCGGGGTTGTCTGCCTTAAAGTTTGTTGTAACGTTCCAATTTCGCCTTCGCTTCCAACTACGAGGGCCGTCAAATGAAATCTTATTGCAAGGTTCCACCGAGCATAGAGCAGGTGGTGGTACTATCACTAATTGGCATGTTGGCTGCGCCGCAGGCATTGGCGGCGGATATGAAGTTTCGGCCCAATATAACCGAACAACAGACCTGGGATTACGGGCCACATCTTCATAAATGGCATTTGCGATACCCGGCCAATCCGGCTCTAAGACTTACGTGCTTGGCGCCATACAACTGCAATTGGAACCAAGGCGCACTCAGGGCTCCTGCGGGCTATAAGATTTGTAGTGCGAGCCTGCGCTCTAACTCAACTAGTGTTGAGGACGGGGCGACGTTTAACGGTTCACTGCAAGACTATGGGCAACAATTGGCTTGGTACGCGGAATTTGGAAGAAACGGAAACACGTCTGCGCGGGTGAGCTTTAACATCGTGCCGTTCGACAGTCCTTTGGCGTGCATGGACGGTAATTATCGTGCGGTATGGCGGTGCTTTACCAATCTTGGAGGTTACCCGCACTGCGTTGCTGATCAGCCAAATGGAGTTATTCCGTAAGGTTGTCGCACGGACGGCCACGAAAAAGGCCCCGGGGGATCGCCCGGGGCCGCTTCGCCAGATCGAGCCGTTAAGCGGGGCTCTTGATCTTCATGCCTCGATCCTCCCGACGCGGCGGGCGACCTCATAGAATGCCGAGAGCGGCTTGTCAGTCTCGAAATACATATCGCGTTCGAGCGGCAGACCATGGCCGCCGATGTTGACCCGCACGCTCTCGATCTCCGATCGCGCGACATAGCCAAGCTCGGGCTCGCCCATGCCGAGGTCGCAGAGGCCGTACAGGCGATCTGGCTCGTCGGGGTCGCTCTCGGTCAGCAGCCAAGTGGCACCGCCGTAGGGATTGAAAACCTTGACCACCGGGACGTGATCGGGCTCGCGCTTACCGGCATTCTGCGCGGCGCGTGTGGCCGCGCCATTGGCGGCGAGTTGGTCGAGGATTTTCTTGATGAATATCTTCATTGGCATTTCCCTTGATCGGGCGCCGCACCATGCGGGCGCCTTCGACCCCTCACGCCCGGAAGCCTCGCGGCGCCGGGCGGGATCGGGAATTGTGCTGGGCGGCTAGTCGATGAATGCTCCGCAATCGATGCAGCGACCGCGGCCGTCATCTCGGTGGCGGCACCGGATTTTCTCGGCTTGATCCGGCGGCACCACCATCGAGAGCGTGCGGCCATTGTCCCAGCGCATCGGAATGTCCCAACTGTCCGCGAAGAAAGTCGGGTCGCCATTGACGGTGCCCTCGGTGCCCGGCGGGATCGGCGCCGGATCGTCGACCATGGCGATCAGGCGGAGACGGTCGCCGTTGCGGAAAGGCGGCGTGCGGGTCATCCGGTCAGCCCTCCACGATCTCGATGGCATCGTCGCGGAATTCGAGCGCGATGGTTTTCGCGCCGCGATCGAGCAGCGCCTTGAACTCGGCTGCCCACGGCAGCGTCTCGCTGAAATCATCGCCGCCCACGAGCGCGCGGGATGTCTCCCACCAATCACTGTCGGCGATCGGGTGGCATCCGCGCGCATATGCGACGAATGACGTTTGGCTGATGACGTCGCGCGGCTCGCCGTTCGACATGAGGTAAACGCCCTGATCATGGACAAGCAGCACCGATGGCGCGGGCACCGGCTTCGTCATCGGCTTGCCGGTTTTGGGGGCGTAGTCCATGACCGTCTCGCCCTGTTTCGGCGCGGCGATCGAATGTTCGACCACCCGGCGCACGTCGGCGGCATTGAAGATCAAGCGGGGCATTTGGTTATCCTTTCGATTTGACGGAAAGCAGTTTCTCGATCAGCGCGGCGGTCAGCAGCGTGGCGTGACCGTCGGACGCGATGGCGTAAATGAGCGCGCGCCGGGTAAAGGCGGCGGGATCGCTCTCGATCTCGCGGGCGGCTTGCATCGCCGCGAGGACCGTGGGGCACTTCTCGATGCGGTAGTGACCGCGCCCGAGAAAGATGGATGCGGTGAAATGGTCCGCGCTGCGGATCGCCGCGACCGCCCCGGTTTCGATCTCGTCAAAGGTCATCAGCCGACCCCGAGCGGATAGCGCCGCGATTGCGAGCGAGATGTATTTCGGGATCGGTTGTTCGCCGTGCTCGTAACCGGCCCATGAGCCGCGCGAGCAGCCAATCGCAGCGGCGGCTTGGCGCTGCGAGTAGCCGAAACGTTGGCGCCATTCGGTCAGTGATTGCGGCGTCGCGAAGGGCGTGGCGCCTGTTTCAGAATTCGTCATTCCGGGTCTCCTCGTTGGGCCATCGCGGAATGCGGAAGGCCTCGACCCCGAAGGCCGGGAAGCTGACCAATCAGCGCCCGGCAATCGGCCGGGCGGCTCGGTAATGGGCCAAAACCCCGGCGGAATGGCCCAGATTTAAGCCAATGGTCGGTGGTTGGAAGATCCTTCGGGTCGATTTTCGGGGCGGAAAATGGCGAAATATCAAAGGGTTACGGCGCCTCCGCAAAGGCCCGTAGGGGCCTCTCCGGGCCGCGCCGATCCCGGCCGGGCTTCCGATGCCGCACCAGCGGGCGCGGACGGCGGCGGGCGCGGCCAACTACTGACGAGCAATCTTGCCGGGCGGCTCCTCATGGTCTCGGCGGAGCGCGTGCGCCAACTCGCCCGCGAGGGATGGATCGAGAAGCAAGGCAAGGACCAGTTCTATCTGGTCGATGTCGTGCAAGGGTACATCCGCTTTCGTAACGACGCGGATCGGCGCGCGCAGAAATCCGCCGCTGATAGTCGGGTCCGCGACGCCAGGGCGCGCGAAATCGAGTTGCGCAACGCGGTGCGCGAAGGCCGCCTGATCGAGATCGACGAAGCAATGGCGATCGTCGAGCAGGTGACCGGGCTTTTCAGAGCAGAGACCGCCGGGCTCCCGGCGCGCGTGACGCGCGATCTGCAATTCCGCAAGACAATTGAAACGGCATTGAATGACATCCTCGAACGGGTCGCAGATATTGCCGCCGAAAGGGGACGTGCTGTGGCATCGGCTCGCGTTGCTGGCGAGACCGTCGCGGCCGACGCCGCCCGACGTGTGGGCGGCGATGAACCGCATCTATCCGCAGACGGCAGCGATACCCGGGCCGCGTGATCCGCATCTGACGCCTTACGTCGTGGCGCCCGAGCGTGTGATCGCGAGCGGAGAGTACCGGCGCGTCGTCATGGTCTTCGGCGCGCAGACCGGCAAGTCGGAGGCGATGCTCGATGTCGCGGGCCAGCGCCTCGATCAGAGGCCCGGGCCGATCCTGTACGTCGGGCCGAACCGGCAATTCCTAACCGAGCAGTTCGAGCCGCGCGTCATGTCGCTGCTCGAACAGGCGCCAACGCTGACCGAGAAGCTCGCGCGCGGCAAACGGATGACGAAGACCCGCAAGATGGTCGCGGGCGTCCCGTTCCGTCTCGCACATTCGGGATCATCGGCCGCGCTCAAGTCCGATCCGGCAGTCCTGGCGTTGGTGGACGAATACGACGAGATGCGCGCCAACGTGAACGAGCAAGGCGGCCCGCTCGGTCTGGTCGAGCGGCGCGGCGACACCTATGCGGATTTCGTTTGCGTGGTCACATCGACACCAAAGCGCGGGCGCGTCGAGGCCGTCGAGGACAAGCGATCGAAGCTGTTCTTTTGGGACGTTGCCGTGGCGGACGATATCGAAAGCCCGATCTGGCAACTCTGGCAGCAAGGCACCCGGCATCACTGGTGCTGGCCGTGCCCGCATTGCGGCGAATACTTCGTCCCGCGCTTCGACCTGATGCGCTATCCGCCGAAGGTCACGCCGATGGCGGCGGCGCGCGAGACCTATCTCGAATGCCCGCATTGCGGCGGCGTCATCGAGGACGGCCATAAGGCGGCGATGAACGAGCGCGGCCAGTACGTCGCGCCCGGCCAGACCATCGATCGCAACGGCCAGGTTTCCGGCGATCCTCCGGATACGATGTCGGTGAGCTATTGGGTCTCGGGCCTCGCATCGCCGTTCGTCTCGTTCGGTGATCGCATTCGGGTCTATCTCGAAGCTATCGCGCTTGGCGACGACGCGATGGTGCAGCAGGCGATCAATGCAGGCTTCGGTGAGTTGTATTCGCCCGGCGGCGGCGAGGTGCCGGAATGGGCCGAGATCAAGGAGAAGGCGCGCCACGCCGAATACCGGCGCGGTGAAGTCCCCGAGGGCGTGCTGCGGCTATCGATCGCCGCCGACGTGCAAAAACAGTCCATCCCCTACGTCATTCGCGGCTGGGGACTCCGCGCCACGTCATGGCTGATCGATTGGGGATACCTGCGCGGCGATACCGCCGAGACCGAGGTGTGGGACCAGCTCGCGGAATTGATCTCCACCCCGATCGATGGCGTGCCGATCCACTTGACTTTCGTCGATAGCGGCTTCCGTCCCGGCAAGGCGGACACCCTGCCGCTCAATCGCGTTTACGAGTTCTGCCGCCGGTTCCCGAAACGGGTCCGCCCGACCAAGGGATCGAGCGCCCCGATGCGGGTGCCGCTGCTCCTGTCCAAGATCGAGGTCAATCGATCGGGCAAGGCGGCGAAGTTTGGTCTCGATCTGGTGCGGCTCGATACCGACCATTGGAAATGCTGGGTGCACGAGCGGCTGCGCTGGCCGCCGGAAACGCCCGGCTCGTGGCATGTGCCGGTCGGCATCGATGACGACTATTGCCACCAGATCGTCTCCGAGGCGCGGGTCAAATCGCCGACTGGGCGACCGGAGTGGATCAGGCGGTCGAAGAACAACCATTTCCTCGACTGCGAGGCGATGCTGGCCGCGACCAGCTACCTCATGAACATGCAGCGGGTCGGCATGCCGCGAGAGCGAGAGGCGCCCGCCAGGACAAACGAAAATCCGCCGCCGCCGAATGACGTGCCGCCGACGCACCGGACCATGCCGCGCGCGCCGCGCCGGATCGTGCGGTCGGGCTATTTGGGAGTGTGAGCCATGGCGAAGAAACCGGGCACGCTGACGTTCACGCAACAGCAGCAGCAAGACTTGCTGACCGCGATTGCATCGGGCGCCGAGCGCGTCAGCTATTCGGACAAGTCGGTCGAATATCGATCGTTGTCCGAGTTGCGGGAAATCCTCGCGGGGATCGATGCCGATCTGAGCGGCGTGAAGGCGCGCCGCACGTTCCGCATGGTCTCGCCGTGGGACAAGGGCCTCTGATCGATGCCCGTCCCCGCCGCCGTCGAGAAGCCGCGCTATCGCGTCAAGGCGCCGTCGATCCGCAATCAAGCCGATCCGACGGCGCCTGCGACCATAGGCGGAACGCCGCGCCAGACCGGCTTTGATGCGGCGCGCTATGCCCGGCGGCTTGCGCCGTGGCGCCCGGCGACGGTTACGTCCAACGTCATCATGTCTTGGCAGGGCGACATGCTGCGCGCCCGCGCCCGGGACGTGCTGCGCAACAATCCGCATGCGACCGCCGCGTCCGAGAATTTTGTCGGCAACCTGATCGGCGCCGGGATCAAACCGTCGTCGCTGATCACCAACGAGGGCCAGCGCGATGCGGTGATGACCGCATGGCTCGACTGGACCGACGAGTGTGACGCCGACGGCCTCGCCGACTTCTACGGCCTGCAATCGATGGCCGCGCGATCCCTGTTCGAGGCAGGCGAGTGCTTCATCCGCTTCCGCGCCCGGCGCGTTGAGGACGGACTTTCGGTGCCGCTGCAAATCCAGATGCTTGAAAGCGAAATGCTGCCCTATTGGGACAACCGCATCGCGCCGAACGGCAACTACGTGATGAACGGCGTCGAGTTCGATTTCATCGGGCGGCGCGTCGCTTACTGGTTCTTCGTCAACCATCCTGGCGACGGGCCGATCGAGATGGGCGGCATCAATACCGATCAGGTAAGAGTGCCCGCCGATCAAGTCCTCCACATCTTTCGAGCAACGCGCCCCGGCCAAGTCCGGGGCGTTCCGTTAGTTACGCCTGCGCTGGTCAAGCTGTATTTCCTCGACCAGTACGACGACGCCGAACTCGATCGCAAAAAGCTTGCGGCGATGTATGCGGGCTTCATCACCACGCCCGCGCCCGAGGACATCTTGCCGGATGTCCAGCCATCGGAGACGAGCGATCAAGTCGGCATCGCGCCGCTTGAACCTGGCACGATGCAAGCGCTGCTGCCCGGCGAGGACATCAAGTTCTCCGAGCCCGCCGATGTCGGCGGCACCTATGAGGCATTCCAGTATCGTAACCAGCTTGCCTGCTTCTCGGCGATGGGCGTGCCCTACATGCTCGGGACCGGTGATACGCGGCGCGCGTCCTACTCGTCGCTGCGCGGCGTCATCGTCGAATACCGGCGCCGGTTGGAGCAGTTGCAGCACAACGTCATGGTTTTCCAGATGTGCCGCCCGATCTGGCTGCGCTGGATGAATGACGCCGTGCTCGCGGGCACGATCGCGTTGCCCGGCTATGGCGACAATCCGATCGCCTATCAGCGGGCGAAGTGGATCGCGCCGCGCTTTGAGTGGGTCGATCCGCTCAAGGACCGGCAAGCCGAGAAGCTCGCGGTCGATAGCGGTTTCAAGTCGCGCAGCGATGTCATCGAGGCCGAAGGCTACGACCCCGAGGAGACCGACGAGCGGATTGCGGCGGACAAGGAGCGCGAGAAGAAGCTCGGGCTCGACTTCCCGATCCACGGCGCGTCCTCGACGCAACCCGTCGATCCGAACGCCGATCCCGCCGCGCCCGATCCGCAAGAGGTCGCCGACGAGACCGCCGACGAGGCCGACGACAATCAAAGCCGCAGCATAGGAGTACGACCATGCGCCGATGGTTCTCGATGAAGAAGACCGACGATACGACCGGCGAGATCATGATCTATGACGAGATCGGCCGCTCCTATTGGGGTGAGGACACGATCTCGGCCAAGGATTTCGACACCGAGTTGAAGGCGCTCGGCGACATCACCCATCTTGATCTGCGCATCAACTCGCCCGGCGGCGACGTGTTCGATGGCGTCACCATCCACAACACCATTCGGCATCATCCGGCGAACGTCACGGCCTATGTCGATGGGATCGCCGCCTCGGCGGCGTCCTATATCGCCATGGCGGCCGACAAGATCGTCATGCCCGCGAACTCGTTCCTGCTCGTGCACGGCGCCAGCGGCTTCTCGTTCGGCAATGCCGACGACATGCGCGCGATGGCCGACGATCTCGACCGGATCGACCAATCCCTGACCGCGACCTATGCGAACCGGAGCGGCAAGCCGGTCGATGACGTGCGCGCGCTGATGAAAGAGGACCGCCTGATGTCGGCGGAGGAAGCGAAGGAATTTGGTCTCGCCGACGAGATCAGCGGCGAGGTCAAGATGGCGGCCAACTACTCGCTGCGGCTCCTGCCTCCCGCCGCTGCGGTCAAATTCAAGGCCACCATCAAGACAACCGCCGAGCAGGAGCCGCCTGCTGTTCCGGCAGTTGAGGAACCGGGTCCGAAGCCGGAGACGGCAGCGGACCCGGCTCCTACCAATCGTGGCGGCGCCGAGGTCATCAGCCTCGATGCGGCGCGCAAGGAAGGGCGCGAGAGCACGATCGCCTACGTCAACGAGGTGAATACGCTTTGCGCACTCGCGGGCCTTCCCGCCCTGGCGCGCGATTTCATCAAGTCGAGCGAGACCGTCGAGAACGTGCGCGCCAAGCTGATCGATGCGCGGGCCGCCGCCGACGAAAAGCTCCAAACCCAACACCATCGCGCGATGCCGACGCAGGCGATGCGCGAGAAGAACACTGCTGCGTGGTCGCGGGTCGCGGAGCAGTTGAATGCGCGCATCCGCACCTAACAGGAGAACCAACCATGCCCACGTTCAATGAGGGTCGGCATCCTGCCGAATTTCTGCTTTCCGAGGCGAACGGCCAGCGCTCGCGCGGCAACATCACCATCGGTGCGAACCAGACCATCGTGCCCGGTCATGTGCTCGGTCAGATCACGGCGAGCGGCAATTACATCGCCCATGATCCCGCTGCGGCGGATGGCTCACAGGTCGCTGCGGCAATCGCACTCTACGGCGTGGTGACTACTGCCGCGACGGCAGCGATCTCCGCCATCGTGCGCGAGGCCGAGATCAACGGCAAAACGATCACGACGAAAGCCGGGCTGACCGCTCCGCAACTCGCGCAGATCGCGGTCGATCTCGCGGGCAAGCAAATTCTCGTCCGCTAGTCGACGACCCCTCCCAACCATCCCAGCAATCTACTCGACCTCAACAACCACGGCGGCGTGCTGTCGGGGGTGCGGGTGGCTTTTGTCTTTTTGAAAGGAAACGGCAATGCCCATGCTCGACATCTTCAACAGCGATGCATTCAGCGTCACGTCGCTGACCGATGCGATCAACAAACTGAAATTCGTCCCGGGCTGGCTCGGCTCGCGCGGCTTGTTCACCGAGAGCGGCGTGACCACCACGTCCGTCGCGATCGAGCAGAAGAACAACGTGCTCGCGCTCGTTCCGCCCACCCCGCGCGGCGGCCCCGGCGTGACGCTGGACAAGGGCAAGCGCTCGCTGCTCTCGATCAACGTGCCGCATTTCGAGGTCAACGATGCGGTCTACGCCGAGGAAGTGCAGAACATCCGCCCGTTCGGTCAGGAGAGCGGCGAGGATAGCGTGATGCGGCTCGTCGGTGAGCGCATGCAGACTGACGGCCAGTCGCAGGAAGCGACCATCGAGTATTCGCGGATCGGCGCCGTCAAGGGCATCGTCACCTATGCCGATGGCAGCACGCTCAATCTGTACACGCTGTTCGGCGTGGCGCAGCCCGCCGAGATCGCGTTCGATCTCGGCAACGCCGACCCGGCATCCGGCGTGCTCCGGAAGCTGTGTGCAAGCGTGACGCGCAGCATTGCGGTGGCGCTCGATGGCACGCCATTCACCGGCGTGGAAGCGATCTGCGGCGACGCGTTCTTCGACGATCTGATCGCCCATCCCGAGGTGCGCGCGACTTACACGAACTGGCTCGCCGCCGAAGAACTCCGCCAGGGCTACGTCTCCTCGGGCCAGATTTACGGCTCGTTCCCGTTCGGCGGCATCCTCTGGACCAACTATCGCGGGCAAGTCGGCACCACCCCGTTCATCGCCACCGACAAGTGCCACATCTTCGCGAGTGGCGTCCCGGGACTGTTCCGCACCTACTTCGCGCCCGCCGACTACTTCGACACCGTGAACACGCTCGGGCAGGCGCGCTATGCCCGGCAGTACATGATGCAGAACCAGAAAGGCGTCCATCTCGACGTGCAGACCAACAATCTCAACATCTGCACGCGCCCGGGCACGCTGTTTCAAGGCAGGCGGACGGCCTAACCGTAGCGGGGGGAGCCATGGGAATGGATTTTTCCACGCTCGTCCTGTTGCCGGGCATGACCACGTTCGCGATCTCGGTGACGGTGCGACCCGAGGTCTCGCAACCCGGCGCGCCCGACTATGTGGCGCGCGGCGTCTTCTCGTCGGGCCCTATCGACGTGCAGATGCAGGACGGCACCACGTTTTCCGACCAGCAGACCACGCTCGGCATCCGCTTGCGCGAATGGACTGTGCCGCCGGTCAACGGCGATCGGATCACGCCCACCGAGGGCGAGGCCGCTGGCACCACGTTTTGGGTCGCCGATAGCAGTCTCGACGGCCAGGGCGGAATGACAATTACGCTCCGAAAGACGGACCCGCCTGAATGAGCACCTACGCGATAGAGATCGCCGACAAGGCGCTCGAATTGCTCAAGGCGCCTTCGGCTGACGAGCCGACGCCGTTCTTCAAGTCGTATTGGCGCACGCCGATGCGGCAAGTCGCGGCATCCGATCTGCCATTGCTCGGCGTCTACATCCTGCGCGAAACGCGCGGGCCCGACGGCGACGAGAACGCGGGCGAAATCCGTTTCATCCACCGGCTGCATCTCGGCATCGCGGGCGCGATCTCGAACGCCGATCCCGGCGAGCAGTTGCGGATTTTGGAAGAGCGGATGGCCGACATCGACGATCGGCTGCTCACCAACCCCGAATTCGTCCGCATGATCGAGGGCGTGACCGCGATGGATCGGCGGTCGCAATACGCGCAAGTCGCGGAGACGCCCGTCGCCGAAATCCAAATCGAGATGGTCGTCACCTTCCGCACCTATTGGGAGCCGGTGGTGCCCGACGACTTCAAGACCCTGCACGTCGAGACCCGTTACCCGAGCGCCGATACCGATCCGGCCGAGGTGCAGCAGATCACGCAGGAATACGACATCCCGCAAAACGCGAAAGGCACGCACGATGATCCGTAAAATCCGCGTCAAAGCCGTAGGCGATCTGAAGTTGAAGCACCCGACCGCAGGAGTGCTCCGGCCCGAGGGGTCTATGTGGCCCGCCGATCAATTCACGCTCCGCCGCCTGCGCGAGGGCGTCATCACCACTGACACGACCGAGCCCGCGAAGCCGAAGCCCGAGACGAAGGCCAAACCGGCGACCGCCGCGCAGAGCTAGCCGCTCGACCCCAGACATCGCTGATCCGAGCCGCGTCCGACCGCGCTGGTCGGCGATGGGCGTCGCCATGCCGTAACCCGAAGGAGAAATCCCGATGCCCATCTCGTTCAATGACATCCCGGCCAACTGGAAGATGCCGCTGTATTGGGTCGAGGTCGATCCGTCGAAAGCGGGATCGCTCACGCAGCGTCAACCGGCGCTCCTGTTCGGGTACAAGCTCGCGAGTGGTCTCGCGACGGTCGATGTACCGGTGCCGATCGGCTCACTCGCCGACGCGCAGCAGGGCGCCGGGATGGGCTCGATGCTCGATGCCATGGCGCAAGTCTTCTTCAAGAACAGCGCCTCGCAGGAAGTCTGGATGGTGCCGATCGCCGAACCCGCGACGGGCGTCGCGGCGACGGGCACCATCACCGTGTCGGGCGCGCCGACGCAGGCGGGCACGATCTATGTCTACATCGCGGGCCGCCGCGTGCCTGTGCATATCGACGCCGACGACACGTTGGACATCGTTGCGCAGTCGATCTCCGAGGCCATCACCGCCGATCTCTCGATGCCGGTGCTCGCCGTGGCCGCCGCTGCCGTTGTCACGCTGACGGCGCGACACAAGGGCGTCGAGGGCAACGACATCACCATCGCGATCAACTACGGCGGCTCCCTCGCGGGCGAGACCATGCCCGCTGGCCTCACAATCGATATCGGGACCGGGCTGCTCGCGGGTGGCACTGGCGTGCCCGATCTCACCGCCGCGATCTCGGCGATGGGCGACGAGATTTACGACTATGTCGCGTTCCCGTTCACGGACAGCACGTCGCTCGATGCGATCGACATGGAATACGGGTTCTCGGACAATGGCCGCTGGGGCTGGATGCGCGAACTGTACGGCCACGTTTTCAGCGCACGGCGCGGCACCTATTCCAATCTGCTGCAATGGGGCCCGAACAACAATTCGGGCGTGATCTCGGTGATGAGCATGGAGCCCGCCATGCCGTCGCCGCCTTGGGACGTGGCGACCGCCTATGCGGCGAAGTCGGGCCGCGCCCTGATCAATGATCCGGCCCGCCCGCTGCAAACCTTGGAATTGACCGGCATCCTTTCGCCGCCGAAGCACCAGCGGTTCCTGCTCTCCGAATGCAACGCGCTCGCGGGCGCCGGGCTCGCGACGCAGGGCGTCGGCGCCAACAACGTCCCCGCGATCCGCCGAGAGACCACGACGTACCAGAAGAACCTCTACGACCAGCCCGACGACGCCTATGAACTGGTGACGACGCTCGCCACGCTGTCCGCGCTGTTGCGGCGGCAAAAGCACGCGATCACCACCAAGTACCCGCGCCACAAGCTCGCCGATGACGGCACGCGGTTCGGTCCCGGTCACGCGATCGTCACGCCGAAGATCATCAAGGCCGAACTCGTCGCGCAGTACCGCCAGGACGAATTCGAGGGCCTCGTCGAGAACGCGAAAGCCTTCAAGGACAATCTGATCGTCGAGCGCGACACGACCAACCCGAACCGGGTCAACGTCCTGTATCCGCCGGACCTGATCAACCAACTCCGCATCTTCGCGGTGCTCGCGCAATTCCGGCTGCAATACGACCGCGGCTTCGATCAGTCGGTGCTCTAGGCCCGCGTCGCTCAATCCGTCGTGCCCGCCCGCGCGTGAAGCGCGCGACGGGCTTTTTCATTCGCAACAGGGAGCACGGCAATGGGCGTCGCAATCGCAGGCACCGCCTATCTCAAGGTGGACGGCAATCAATACCCGCTCAAGGGCTCGTTCGTGGTCAGCCCGAGCGCGGTCGAACGCGCTGGCATCGCGGGGCAGGACTACGTGCACGGCTACTCGGAATTGCCGCGCGTGCCCTACATCGAAGGCGATATCTCGTCTCGGCCCGAGATTTCGCTGGAAGACATGGAGTTGATCACCGACGCGACGGTCACCGCCGAGTTGATCAACGGCAAGGTCTACGTCCTGCGGAATGCGTGGTGCAAATCCGCGCTCGAATTGAACACGCACGACGGTCAGTTCCGCGCCCGGTTCGAGGGCCAAGCCTGTGACGAGATCAGCTAATGTCCGAGGCCAAGCCGAAACTTGAAGCGGTGGCCGACGAGGCGCCGCCGCAGATCAAGCCGCTCACCTTCAAGCTCCGAAAGCCGGTGGATGCCCACGGCGAAAAGATCAGCGAGATCACGTTCCGCGAGCCGACCGGCGCCGACATCGAGGCGGCGGGCTTGCCGGTCAACATCGATTTCGCCTTCGACCCGCCGCGCATCGAGTTCGACGCCCGCAAGATGTCAGCGATGATGTCGATGCTGGCGGCGGTGCCGCCATCGACCATCCGCGCGCTCGCGCCGAAGGATTGGTCGACATGCGCGTGGGGCCTCGCAAGTTTTTTCATACCGGACCTCGTGTAGTCCTCGACTGCTATCGCCTCGCGAAGTTCTACGCGCAGGACCCGGATGTCTTTCTCGCCAAGCCGGTCTCGGCGATCCAGCAGCACATGCGCTGGACCGATCGGCTGCTTGAGGTGGTGACGCCGCCCGGGGATAGCTGATGGCCGACGACGAACTCAGGATGCGGGCCAGACTGATCGACGAGGTCTCCGGTCCTCTCGGTCAGATCGCGAAGAACCTCGGCCTGATCGGCAAGAACGTCGATACGCGGCACGCCCATCGGGAGCTGTCGGCGATCCAGAACGCCGCCGCTGGCGTCGGCAAGGAGATCAAGAACGTCGCCGTGCCCGCCCTGGCGGCGCTCGGCATCACGACCGGCGGCGTCGTGCTCTCGCTCGTGGGCGTCTCGCGGGCGCTGCGCGACTTCTCCAACCAGATGGCGCAGATGCGCTTCGGCGCGCGCGAGCTGGGGCTGACGGTCCAGCAGTTGGAGGCGTTCAAATCCGCCGCCGACAAGGTCGCGATGTCGCCCGGCGTGATCGAGCAAGCGCTCAAGTCCGCGAACCAGCACATCTATGAGTTCCGCAACAATTTCGGATCGCTGCGCGACGAGTTGCGGAATTTGGGCGCCGGGTCGGTGGTCGATGCGGTCAAGCGGGCGCGGACCGACCTCGACGCTTACCGGGCATTGTTCAAGGGCATGGAGGAAATCCAGCGCCTGCATGGCCCGGCGGCGGCGCGGTACTATGCCGAGCAGGTTTTCGGCAGCGCCGAGGCGGCGCGGCTCGCGTGGCAGAAGTTCAACGATGAACTCAAGCTGACGCCTGAGTACACGCAGAAGCAGCTTGACGACCTCGAAGCCTTCCGCAAGGCCACGCTCGATCTGAGCACGTCGCTAGATCACTTGAAGGGCTCGCTGCTCGCCGCGATGGCGCCGGGCGCCACCAAGGCCGTCGAGAACCTGCAAAAGCTGATCGATAGCAACCCCGAGGGCATCAAGACGCTCGCCAAGGGGATGGAGGACATCGGCAACGCGCTGGCGAACATCGACCCGAAATTGATCGACGACATCGCGGGCGGCCTAGGCACTTTCGCGTCAACGATCGGCAAAATTTTCGAGCAGGATGCCAAGGACCTCAAGTCGATCATCGACGGCATCAAATATCTGAAAAGCCTGCTGCCGGGATCGTGGGCCGAGGCAAAGGAACGTCTCACCGGCCCCGTCCAAGTCGAACCGCAGAAGCGGCTCAACGACGCGTTCGACGATCTGCAAAAGCAGACCGAGAAGCTCAAGGGTCAGTTCGAGAAGATGAGCTTCACCATGGGCTCGGACTCGGGCGGTGGCGGCGGCGGCGCAGTGGTCGCGGCGGCGTACCATCCCGGCGGTGGCGGCGGTCCCTTCGGCGGCGGCGGCGGCATGGGTCGCGGCTTCGGTGGCGGCGGCTATTCCGTCATCCCCGACGGTGGCGGCGGCACGGCCCCGCGCTCATTCAACAATCCGCTCGACGGGACCAGCCAGAGCAACGCCAACCCGCTGACCGGCCCGCAATCGGACGCGATCGGCGGGCGACGCCCGATGGAGAGCGGCGGCGGCTCCGCTGGCATCACGGCGCCTGCGGGAACGCCGATCCAGCGCAGCGGCATGGCGACGGTGACGGCAGCAAACGGGCGCAAGTTTCAGGTCGACGCGCGCTTCGCTCAAAATTTTCAGGGCTTCATCAACGACTACGAGAAGGCCGGTGGCGTCATCGGCCCGGAGAGCGGCACGCTCGGCCATCGCCCGCACAATGCGAGCGGCCATCCGATCGGCGCCGCGATCGACATCAACCAGATCGGCTACGGCATCCGGGGGCGCGGCGGCACCACCCTGCCTTTCGAGACCGAGGACGAGCTTGCAAAAAGGTGGGGCCTCGTCTCCGGCCACAACTGGCGCCGCAAGGATACCGGACATTTCGGCATCGAGAGCGTGAAGGCTGCGCGCGATGCGCTCGTGCGCAACGGCGTCGCGCCCGAGACCGCCGAGAAGCTCGCGCCTGCGGTCGCGGCCGAGGGCAAGACGGTCAAGGGATCTTGGTTCGGCAGTTCGCCAGGATGGAGTGATCCGTCCGAACCGGCGGGCCGCAAGACCGCATCCGGTCAATCGAACACGGTGCCCGGGATCGCGCTGCCGTCGCGCGAGGGTCTCGGCAAGATGTTCGAGGTGACGACGCCCGATGGACGCAAGTTCATGCTGCCGCAAACCGATATCGGCCCGGCGGCGCGCACCGGGCGCGGCATCGACATCACGTCGGCTGCGGCAACGCAGATGGGGTACACGGCCAAAAATTTCCCGACCGACGCGCAATTCTCCTATCGGCGGATCGACGACAGCCTCGGCGGCAAGGTCGAGCCGAAGGGCAACGTCAACATCAAGCTTTGGACCGAGGGGTCGGGCGTCAAATACGACGCCAACTCGGACGGCTTTTTCCAGTCAACCAGTGTCCAACGCTACAAGCAGATGGACCGGTCGGCGATCGATAGCGGCGGCAACGGCGGCGGTGACTGATGCAAATCCGCGATGTCCACAATCCGTGGCGCGACCGGTATCAGACCGCATCGTTCCGGGGCGCATTCTTCCACGTCGAGACCGATGCGCGCGCATCCGGGCGCCGCGTGGTGCTGCACGAGTATCCGAAGCGGGATGATCCCTATGCCGAGGACATGGGCCGCGCGGCGCGCCGATTTCAGGTGCAAGGCTATCTGATCGGCCCGAACTACTTGCAGCAGAAGGACGCGCTGGTCTCCGCCCTAGAGGCCGACGGCCCGGGCACGCTGCGCCTGCCGATGCCCTACATGGGCGAAGACATCGACGTGATGGCGGGGCCCTACACGGTCACCGAGACCCGCGAGAAAGGCGGCATGTGCGCCCTCGAGATGGATTTCATCGAGTACGGCACGCCCGGTTTCGAGGCCAACGCCGCCTCGGTCGATACGCAAGGCGCAATCAGCAACGCGGCGCGGGGCGTCGAGGCCATGACTGCGAACATGATGGAGAGTATGTGACCGGGAACGAGGCCGACGAGTGCGTCGCGATCGTCGAGCGGATCGGGCCGGTGATCCTGTCCACGGTCCCGGCGGCGCGCAAGGGCGCGAACGCTTCGGAATTGCGTCACGCGGTCGGCGCTATGGTCGCGCATGCCGGTGATCTGTTGGCCTCGCACGGCTTCTCCGAGGCGATGCGATCCTGTCTCGATCAAGCGCGCATCGCGGGCGCCAGCCTGACCAGCATGGGCCAGGTACGATTGGCCGCCGAGAGCGAAAGCCCGATCAGTCTGCCCGCGACGCTGACCGTGCTCTGCATCATCCGGCTTTGCCTCGCGCAGGAGGCGCGGATCGTGGCCGGAATGGTCTTTACGTCGCGCGATGACGCATCGAACACGGCGACTGAAATGTCGTCAGCGTTCTCCGATGCCGCCGAGGTCGCCTCCGACGATCTCGACGCGGGCAGCTATATGGCGATCATCAATCTGCAAGCGACGGTCGTGAAGCGGCTCGCCGATGTCGGGCGGACTTTGCCGCGCGTGATCAACTACAGCTTCGCGGGCGTGATGCCCGCGCTGACCATGGCGCAGCGCGCCTATGCCGACGCCGATCGGACGCAGGAACTGATCGACGAGAACAAGGTGGTGCATCCCGCCTTCATGCCGATGACGGGGCGCATGTTGGCGGTCTGATGGCAAAGCGTCCCGACGAGATCGCCGAGCTTCGCGTCAACGGCATGAGGTTTCGGGATTGGACATCGGTACAGGTCGAGAACCGGATCACGGAGTGGTTCCCACGCTTCACCTTCGAGTGCACCGAATTCATCAAGGTCCCAACATCGTGGACCGCGCTGCAATTCAAGCCGGGCGATGTGGTCGAGGTCTATCTGGCCGGACAGCAGGCGGTCTTCGGCTACGTGACCGAGCGCCATGTCGGCTATGACGCGAAGAACCACGGCGTTCGCATCGTCGGCGTCGGCAAGACTTTCGATCTGACCAACACGTCGATCTATCAACAGTCGGGCAGCTACGACAACCAGTCGTGGCGATCGTTCGCGCAAGCGATGATCGCGCCTTACGGGATCGGACTGATCACCAAGGGCGCGATTGACGACACGCCGTTCAAGAATCTGCACGTCCAGCCGGGCGAGATCGTCGCCGCCGCGATCGAGCGCTATGCGCGGCACCGCAAGATCGTGGTCGGCTCGTCGCCCGACGGGCAACTCGTCGCGCTCGGTGATCATGCCGCGACCAGCACCGACGCGCTCGTCGAAGGCCGCAACATCCTGCGCGCCAACGCGGTGATCCGCGACGAGAACGTCTACTCGAAAATCTTCGCAATGGGCCAGTCGAACGGCTCGGACGCGCAATGGGGCGATCCGGTCAACAAGATGCTCGCCGAGGTGCCGGGCAAATCGACCCGCAACCGCCCGCTCGTGGTGATGACCGACATCGCCGATACCAAGCACGGCTTGCAGCAGCGCGCGAACCTCGAACTCAATTTCACCGACGGGCTGTCGGTCGAGGCCCACATCACCGTGCAGGGATGGGTGCGGCCGAACGGCCAACTCTGGAAGGCGGGCGACTACTATCGGGTCTATTCGCCCATGCTGATGCTCGATCACACGCTCGGATGCCGGTGCGTGGTCTACGAGCAATCGACCGGCGGCGGGACCATCACCACGCTCGAAATGGTCGATCCGCAGCACATGAACGGAAAGCCCGATCTGCGCATAGGAGCGATCTGAATGCAGCGCTTTAATCCTGCCGAAGCGATGATGCGGACCTATCACACGCTCGCGCGGATCACGATCAACAAGGCCGATCCGAGCCGCATGATGCAAGAGATTGCCGCCGATTTCATGTTCGGCGGTGACAAGGGCGACAATCGCGAGCGGATCGAGCAGGCGCAGAACTATGGTTTCACCGCCACGCCGCTGCCGCGCGACGAGCAGCAGCAGGGCGGCGTTCAAGACGGCAAGGCGTCCGCGATCAAGGGTGAGGCCGCCGAGGCGATCGTCGCGTTCATGGGCGGCCAGCGAAATCATCCGGTCATCCTGGCGCTCGATGATCGGCGCCATCGCCCGCGCGGCTTGAAGCCCGGCGAGAACGCGCAGCATGACGACATCGGCCAGATGACGCTGATGCGGCGCACCGGCCTTTTCCTGCTCTCGCTCGATAGCAAGGACAAGGACGGCAAGAACGTCGAGCGCATGGTCTCGCTGCGGCATGTCGAAAAGAAAAAGCAGGAGCGGCCGAAAACGCATTCGGACGCAAACCAGCAGCGGGCGCGCGATCGTTTGCCGCCATTGACGCTGGAACAGTTTGACGCGCAGCAGGCGCAAGAGGCCGCGGACTTCAAGCACGAGGGCGAGAGCGTCAACACCGAGGTGCGCTGCACCAAGGGCCGGATCGAATTTCGCGTCGGCGATGCGGTCGTCGGCTACTACGACAAAGGCGCCAAGCGCTGGACGCTGATCGGCGAGGTCCGCCTCGGCTCCGAGGATGCGAGCCACCCGGTCTATGGCGTCAACGGCGGCGTCGGCATGACGACCGAGACGAGCGGCGACGGCGCGGTGCTGGTCAAGGCGCCGAAGCCCGGCCCGCCGACCTCGCAGGATACCGAGCCGTAGCATGCCCGACATTGCATTCGTCCAGCGGATCGACTTCCCGCGCGAAGCAGTCGAGATGGACTGGCTCATGTCACCCGCGAACCTGATCGAGGAAGACGCGGGCCTCGCCTCGGCGGCCATCGTCGCGCTCGCGTCTGATCGGCTGGCGAACAAGAGCGACGTTCTTCCCGGGCTCGATGAGGACGACCGGCGCGGCTGGTGGGGCGATCTCGATGCCGACGAATTGTGGGGCGGCTGGCCGGTCGGATCGCGGCTCTGGCTGCTCCGCCGCGCCAAGATCACATCTTCGCTCGCCGCCGATGGCGGCACCGTCGCCAGGGCGGAAGCCTACGCGCGCGAAGCGATGCGTCCGTTCGTCGAGCGCAAGATCGCGTCGAAGGTCACGGTCATTGCCGAGCGCACCGCCGTCAATCGCATCGATGTGCTGATCCGGCTCTATCGGGGCCCCGAGCCCACGATCGAGCTTCGCTATGCCGAATTGTGGGACGATATCAAGGTCGCATAGATGCCGTGGAAAACGCCGACGCTCAAAGACGTGCGCCGCCTGACGCGCGACTACGTCACGTCGCAACTCGGCGCGCAAAGCCTGATCCCGAACTCGGTGCTGCGGATCATGAGCGACGCCAAGGCCGGGCTCGCGCATCTTGTGCTGCTCTATATCGATTGGCTGTCCAAGCAACTGCTGCCTGACACGGCGGAGACGGAATGGCTCGATCGGCACGGCCAGATTTGGCTGACCAACGCCGACGGATCGAAGGGCCGCAAGGCCGCGACCTACGCGCAGGGCGTGGTCAACCTGACCGGCGTGCAGGGCGTCATCGTGCCGATGGGCACCACTCTGTCGAGCGCGGCGGGGATCAACTACCAGACCACCGAGGAAATCACGATCGGCACCGGGCCGACGCCAGTCGCGGCCATGGCGCTGACCGCAGGCGCCGTCGGCAATATCGACGAGGGCGAAACCATCAACGTCGCCGATGGCATCCCGGGCGTCGATGGCATCGCCGCTGTGGTCTCGATGACCGGCGGCGTAGACGAGGAAACCGACGATCAGTTGCGCGCGCGGATACTGTTCCGCATCCAGCGCCCGCCGATGGGCGGCGACGCGGACGATTATGTCCTATGGGCCCTCGCGGTCCCGGGCGTGACCCGGGCGTGGAGTGCGTCCGAGATGGGCACCGGCACCGTCACCGTGCGGTTCATGATGGACGATCTGCGCGCCGATGATCGCGGCCTCCCGACGCCCGATGATGTCCTCGTGGTCCGCAACTATCTCGAAACGAAGCGGCCCGTCGCGGTCAAGGATATGTTCGTCGAGGCGCCGATCCCGTTCTTCTACGACCTGACGATCTCCGCCCTCGATAACGATGACGAGGCGACCCGCGCCGCGATCCAGGCGTCGATCAAGGACATGGAGATGCGCCGGTCGAAGCCCGGGCAGACCATGTATCGCTCGTGGGTCGATGAGGCGATCAGCACCGCCGTCGGCGAGGATCATCACGAGCTGGCGTTCGTCACCGCGCCGATGCCGGAACCCGGCTACATGCCGTTCGTCGGGACCATCCTCTATGATGCCTGATCGCCATGTGACGCGCAGCGGCGACGACTACGCCGAGGCGTTCTCGCAGTTGCTCCCGCAAGGACAGGCCTGGCCCCGGGACGAAGGCAGCACCCTGATGAAAGTGGTGCGCGGCCTCTCGCAGATTTGGGGGTTGGTCGAGGCGAGCGCGTCGAAGCTGCTAGAGGTCGAGAGCGATCCGCGCATCACGCTCGATCTGCTTCCCGATTGGGAGCGCAATTGGGGACTGCCCGATCCCTGTTATGACGAGCCGCTGACCATCGGCGACCGGCAAAGGGCGCTGGTGCAGCGGATGACGATCGAAGGCGCACAATCGCGCGAGTTCTTCATCTCCGTTGCGGCCTATATCGGCTACACCATCACGATCTCCGAATATCGCACATTCGTGTGCGGCATCGATCGCTGCGGCGACAATCGCGTGTACGGCGACGGTAGCGGGCCGATGTACACCGAGACGTTCGTGCTCGGCGAAATCCCCGTCTGCAATCCGCGCGGCGTCCCGGTCGCGGAGGGCGAGTTGTCCGAGTGGCCGAACTACGGGCTCGGGCCCGATACCAATCGGCACTATTGGACCGTGCACGTCGATCGGGCGCGCTTGACGTGGTTTCGCTGCGGTGGCGGCGGCGGGCAAACCGGCGTCGATCCGCATCTGCGCATCGGTCTCGCGACCGATCTGGAATGCCTCCTCAATCGGTGGAAGCCCGCGCACACGCAAATCATCTTCGACTATTCCGGCCTGACCACTGGCGGCCCGATGGCGGGCACGCCTTAGCCGCCCGCGCTCACTGACATTTTCGATCTGGTGATCGGCAGCCTTCGTGGTCGCCGCAAGAGGACGTGCGCGATGAAGTATCATCAGCCCTATGGCATCACCGACCCGAACGGCTCGTACATCAACGGCGATCCGTCGGTCGGTAGAGCGGGCAGCATTCCGCCTGCTGAGAGCATCGAGTTTCCGCAGCGGGAAATCGTCAACCTCATTACTGACGTTAACATCGCCGCGCCGACCGATGTCGATCTGCACCAGCTTGCGAAGGCGATCCAGTCGTCGCGATTGAACTATTCCGCCGACTACGGCACCGCTAACGCCTATGTCGCGCATCTCTCGCCCGCAGCGGACGATTATTTCACCGGCATGGTCGTGCGGCTCAAGGTCGGCGCGACCAACGCGGGCGATAGCACGCTGGCGCTCTATCCGTTGTCGCCGAAGCACGTCGTTCGTCCCGATGGCACCAATCTGCAACAATACGATCTGATCGCGGGCCAGATCGCGACGTTCGTTTACGACGGCGCGCAATGGGTGCTGACCGGCATCAATGCCGCCGGTTCGGGCGGCCCGATCTATCTCACGGCGCCGCGCACCTACTATGTGAACGCGAACACCGGAGACGACAATTTCGATGGCTCACAGGCGGCGGTCGGCACGTCGCCGAAGGGGCCATTCAGGACATTGCAGAAGGCGTCGAACGCCATCGCGAAGTTCAACCTCAACGGCTACAACGTCGATGTCTATGTTGCGGACGGCACTTATGGTCCCGTCCAGCTTCCCCAAGTTGCCGGGCAAGGCACCGTGTCGTGGCACGGCAATACGGCAACGCCTGCAAATTGCCTGATCGCCGCCAACCAGACGAACGCCGCTGTCGGTTTCGCTGGCATCGCCAACTATATGCAGGGCTTCAAGGTCACGCACACTGGTGTCGGCAGCGTCTCCGAGTGCAACGGCATCTATGGCAACGGCCCGCACTCCCTGAGCATCGACAACATGGAGTGGGGCGCGACCGTTGGTGCGCAGAACCGTCTCGTCAACGGTGCGCAACTTCGCTTCGGTCTGTCTGCCTTCAAGATTTCCGGCGGAACGCCGGGCGGACCATATTCGCCGGGCTGCTTCATCGAGTGCTCGCAAGCCTCGAAAGCCGATTGTCCGATCTCCGTCCACATGACGCTGAACATCACGGGCGCGCCGAACTACGGCACTGCGTTCATCCGCTGTTTCGATGTGGGCGTCGTCGATTGGGTTGCTGACGTGACCGGCGCGGCGACCGGCCCGCGCTACTACGTCGCGACCAACGGCATCATCAATACCGGCGGCGGCGGCGCGAGCTACGTGCCGGGCAGCACGCCGGGCACCGCCCTCTCGGGAGGCCAGTATGTCTAGCATCTACAATCCGTATGACTGGTATTGGCGCGCAGAGGACGGCCGCATATTCGCCAGCGCGCGACAGCAGATCGTTGACGAGACCGATCCAGACTTCGTCGCTTTCAGCGAATTCGCCGCGCCGACCCCTTGGCCGCGCGATGACGATGACAACCAGACGCTCGCGGAGCTTCAACGGGTGCTGTTCCCGTACAAGGTCGCGGTCGATCTGAAAGCCTATGCGTTCTATCTGCGCGATCAGAAGGAGCACGATGGCTGTCCGATCACTGGCGTTGCCGGGGTGACGGAGACCAGAACCGACGCCTACACGCAGCAACTGATCAACCGCTATCAGCAGGCGGGGACGGTCGATCCGCCGTTCACGGTCGCTTGGGTATTGCCTGACCGCAGCACGGTGACCTTGAGCAAGGCCGACATCGACAATCTGTTCAACCAGACCACCGCTTTCATCATCGGCACCTACGACACCTATAGCGCTGTGGTTAGCGGCATTGACGGTGGCACGATCACCACGATCGAGCAGATCGATCAGGCGTTCGGCACCAGCTTGCGGCGGACGAGCCCGGTGGACATCGGATGGCGATCGTAAACATCACCTGTGAGAACGACGCCGACTTCTATCGGCAGTTCGCCTACCAGACCCTCGATGGCGCGCCGATCGACCTGACGGGCAGCACCATGCGCATGGGCGTTCGCAGGCACGCGGCGGACGTCACCGAGGAGATGTTGCTGACCACCGAGAACGGCGGGCTGGCGATCGTCGATGGCCCGAGCGGCAAATTCACGGTGCGGATCACGCAAGATCAACTCGTTCGCTTGGCGCTCGGCGCCTATGAGCACTCGCTGATCCGGATCATCGGCTCCATGCAATTGCGCATCTGGTCCGGATCGCTCGTCAACAATGCGGGAGCGAGCCGATGAGCACAGTTGAGGTCGGCCAGGACACGGACGTTTCGACCCCGCTTGCGGGCGAGAGCGTCAACGTCGTCGCCGACTATCAGGTCGAGGTGATCCAAGAGTTGGAGCAAGGACCGCCGGGCCCGCAGGGTCCGCCGGGCGCGCCGTCGACTATTCCGGGGCCGCCGGGCCCGCAGGGCACGCCCGGCAACACCGTGCTCTATGGCCCGGTCAATCCGGTGAACTCGGACGGCGTCAACGGCGATTTCTATATCAACACGGCGACGCATTTCATCTTCGGCCCCAAGGCGGCGAACGTCTGGCCTGCGGGCGCGTCGCTGATCGGGCCGCAAGGCATTCCCGGCAACACGATCCTTTATGGTGCTGTCGATCCGACCGGAGCTGTCGGCGTCGATGGCAATTTTTACATCAACACCACCACGCATTTCATCTTCGGCCCGAAAGCGGGCGGTGCGTGGCCTGCCGGGACATCGCTGGTTGGTCCGCAAGGTCCGCAGGGCAATCAGGGCAATCAAGGTGTTCAAGGCCCCACCGGGCAGCGCGGCAGCGCGTTCTATACCGGCGTTGGCCCTCCCGGCACGATCTCGGGTCAGCTTAACGGCGACAACTATCTCAACACCACGAACGGCGATGTCTACTCGCTGACAGCGGGTTCGTGGGGTTCGCCCGTCGGCAACATCAGAGGGCCGCAAGGCATTCAGGGTCCGCCCGGCGCGGTGCCGGAGACGCCGAGCACAAGCGACGGCATCTATTACACGCGCAGGAACGGCGCATGGGTTGATGCCGCTGGAGCATTTGTTCGCTTCGACGTGGCTCAGTCGCTCACGCCTGGCCAGCAGGGTCAGGCCCGCAGCAACATCGGCGTCACGGCCATCGGTTCATCCCCGGTTGGTCAGATCGTCGGCACGACGGGCGCTCAACAGCCGTTGGCCGGTAACGTCGGCGAACGCATCTACGCCAGTCTCGGTTGGAATTTCACCGGCTCCGGCGTCGTGCAAAACGGAGGGAGCATCACGGTCACGCCCGGCGTGTGGGACTTGGAATTGTGCGCGGTGTCCGGCGGTCCGGGTGCGACGAGCACGAGTGACATCCAAGTCGGCATCTCCACCACCAACAACGGTTCTCCTAACGTCGGCGTGAACCTCCACTATCGGTTGCCAGCAGCGACCGACGTCTCAATGATGTTCACTCATCCTCGTTGGCGTGTCGCGGTGACGGCCAACACGAGCTACTTCGGGGTCATGATCGCTACGTTCACCGGTGCGTCCTATGGCGGTTCGGGTTATCTGCAAGCGACGCGCGTCAGCTAATCCGCGTGAGCTGATGTCGAAGCTGCGCGGCGCGGGCAGCGAGTTTGCGCTGGCCTCAATCTGGACCGCGCGCTCGCTGGCGTTCGCGGCGGTGGGGTAGCCGTGGGCACGATCGGCAAGCTGGCGACGGGCGTGGCCGAAAGCCTCAAGGGTCAACCGCTGGCGCTGGCGCTCGTCGTCATCAACCTGCTTTTTCTGAGCGGCTTCGCGGTCATGCTTCGCGAGATCGCGCAAGCTGTGGAGCGAAAGGACGCGCTGCTCACGCTGATCGCGAGCCACTGTTTGAAATAGGTGTGTGTGAACAGACCGACGGGATACTCCCGGACTCGGCCCCGCTTTAACCATCGCCTTGAGCCGATCAGTGAGCAATCCGGCGCCGGGACCGGCGCACCAGCACCATTGGTGCCATACCCATAAGCGCGCCGAATAGCCGATAGGCCCACTCGACCGTCGTGCCGCTCGATGGCGGATCGCTCAATACGATTCGGACGGGATGTGGAAGCCGTCCCTTGAAAGACCGGCCAACAAGTTGACCGCCTCGCTACCCAGAAACGGGGTAGATGCGAAGCATTCGATCGTTCTGAAGTGAGACCATCCTTCTGGCGGGGGAAACGCGTCTGGATCGACGGTATAACCCATCCCTAGTTTTTGGCGATAAACATGCACTTTGATCATCAAATATCCTTTTTGCTGAAAACGGCTATTCCGTCAGCAAATACGCCGACTGCCCAAAATTATGCCCTCCGAACGCGGCAGAAAAAAGAATGGGCGCCTTCCTTAAGGACCTCTGGACATACCGGCACCCTCGGCCCTCATTACTTCATCAGCCATGCCACAAGACCGATCACGATCATAGCTCCGGCAGTTATCCATCCTCGAATCCCAATATCGGAAGACGAATTGCTTAGAATGGGTGAGGTGAGGCCAGACTTGAGATAATTCGCGAGCGCTCCTGCAGCAGTTACCGAATTGTTTTTCGGCAGGTTCGCCTCTGCTCGGATGCTCTCAGCTTTCTTCGAAGCGAGATCATACGTTGGCTGGATACTCAGCCAAATGGGCCAGCTGTTGCCGCTGCGGTGTACTCCCACTTTATACCCGCCCAACATCATCGGCAGATATTTGTTCGGCAAGTCTCCGCGGAAATCGACGACGACCTCATCCGCTGTCCGTAAAATCTCTGCTCGTCTCTCGTCATTTGCAGCGAGCGCCAGCGACAGACATTGCACCACGGCTTCATCTACAAAATTATGAAAGAAACCAATCTCGCCATCAATGAACTTCGACCAGTCCTCTTGAGACCACTCTGGCATGAGATAGCGAGGCAATCGCACGGGTATAGTGATAATGCCGTGGTCCTGAGACGCGTCGACGCCCATGCTCAGTTCCCGGCGGTGCTCGCCGGGTCCAAGCGGAGCCGGGCGCATGGTTTCGCGCACGGTATCTTCAAAGAACTTCGACAAATCCTCTTCGGACGACTCTGGCGTTGGATGCCGAGGCCAGAGTGGTCCAAGCGGAGCCGGGCTCACGGTCCTCGAACTCGTTTCATGGCCGGCGGCCTCAAAACGCGCCACGAGTCCTTTGCCATTCGGGACAAAGCGGACGTTGGAAACGCACTCGTCCGGGTTCTGATCCGTCGAAATCCGGGCCATTACCTTCCCCCATTACCCTTTCGAACTTTGAGCGAACTGCAATTGCTTAGTACAGGTCGTCGCTGCGAAGCTCATCTGGTTCTGTCCTGTCGGGAAAATGTAGCCGATAGGCCTCCCGTCGATTTACGAACCTATTGGTTGACGTGACGAAGCCCTGATCGTCACCATGTGGCTGTTCGCCCTCATATCCGTCCATCGCTTGAAGTGCACGGATAGCATCATTGTGCCGGTAGCCCCTGACGACCTTTCCATCGGAGGCACGAACGGCAGCGCACATGACTACTTCAAGCGGAGCGGCGCGCGAATTCATGATACCGATCGCGCGCGAATGCAGGTTTTGGCCTTAAGCATGGTTGTCCTTCTCGGCCAAACGAAATGGCCGCCTTGCTCGCTTCTAGGCTGTACCGTTCTATTCTTGTCGCCTCAGACGCCCTTATACGGATGAGCGAGCTTGTCAAGCTCCTGTACTCGGCCGCATGGAAGGCGCTTCAACTCTAGAGGCGATTTCTTGGAGGTCCCCTCAATCTAGCCCCGCTTCGGCGGGGCTTTTTTTGTGCCCGCTAGAACTGATCTTTGACGCGGCTATAGGCCGGATGCTTCGGGTTCTTGTTCTTGATCCAGTGGGTGCAGCGGCCCGGGCTATAGGCGCGATCGGCGTGCTTCGAGACCAAGCCTTCGAGGCCCATGATGCAGGCGTGGCGGAATAGATCGGGGCCGATTTCGCCCCGCTCGAACTGGGCGAGGAAAATCCCCTCGGCCCGGCGGGCGAGTAGCCGCGCCAGGTTTGCTTTCTGCATCGAGAGCGGCAGGCGGCGGTAGTCGTCACCGTCACCGGACAGCATGTCGAAGGCGTAGAATTGGACCACGTGGTCGTGCTTGCGGGAATGCAGGGCGTCGAAATCGGACATGCCATCGACGTTGAGCACCACGGCCTCACCATCGAGGACGAATTGCGGGGTGCGGATTTTCAAGGCGCTTTCGACGATCGACGGATAGCGCTCGGTCCAGTCGAAGCCACCCTTGGTGAAGAGGCGCACGCGATCGTGGTCCCGCAGCAGCTTCATGCGGTAGCCGTCGTGCTTGATTTCATGGAGCCAGTCGGGGCCGGATGGCACGGTTGCCCCTTTGACGGGAATGCAAAACTCAAATTTTTGGGCCATAACCGGGGGAGATATGCATTTGTAGCAAAAATGCCACGGTGCCCATGCTCGTGTTCCACACCCACGACAGCCAGTGGCTCGCGGTCGTTCGGGACCGCTAGGAATCGACAATTTGCAAGTCGCCGATCGCGACGTTCTGATAGCGGAATGCCCGCTCTCACCCGTCGTTGCAGCAAGGACGATCCCCACCGCGAGACGTGGCTGATCTACTTCGGCGATATCCAGGTCGGTCTCATCGGGCGCCGGGCGGGAGTCCCCAACTCGGCCCCGCAGTGGGGGTGGTCTTGCGGCTTCTATCCTGGCACTGATCCCGGTGAGCACCGCAGCGGCATCGCCGAGACGTTCGAAGAAGCCCGCGCCGGTTTCCAAGCCGCTTGGCAGGAGCTGGCCGCGACGCGCACCGAGGCCCATTACGAGGCCTGGCGATGCCAGCGCGACTGGACTGCATGGAAAGACCGGATGCACGATCTGGCGCTTCCGATGCCAACGCAGCGGCCGGAGGGGATTGCCCGTTGCTTCTGCGGCGAGGTAATCACTAGCCCGACTCTCGACGCCCATATCCGCGCTACCCACCGCACGATCGCAGCATGAAGCTCACCACCGAACGTCCCTTCGCCAATCCGGGAGCCGCAGCGCGTAAGCTGGTCGAACTCGCCTCCGGCATCCAGCCGACCATGCCTGGCCGCATTTACATCGAACTGATCAACTATCCGATGTTGTTCAAGCTCAAAGCTTCCGCCTCCGAATACAAGGCCGGTCTCGATTTCGCCATTGAGCGCGGCTGGCTCGAACTGCACGAGTCTGGCACCTATGTCCGGCTCTTGAAGGCAGAGGCCGCCAACTGAGGCGGCGCCTCTAGTGTTTAGCTCTCCTCCTGAGCGATCGAAGGATTCGTTGTTTGCATCACGGCCGCGTAGGCGACCCAGCTTGACCCTTCAGCCTCTTGATACGGCGAGCGAGATCGCGCAGGGCCTCGGGCTTCGCCTCGCACTCCCACACCTCGAAGACCTTCCAGCCGAGTCCTTCGAGCTGGGCCTTCATGCGCTCGTCGCGGGCGCGGTTGCCCTCCAGCTTCGGCAGCCAGAAATCCAGACGCGACTTCGGCAGCCTGGCGAGCTTGCAGGCGGGATCAGGATGGCGGTGCCAGAAACAGCCGTGCACGAAGACGACGACGCGACGGCTCGGGAAGATCAGGTCCGGACGCCCCGGCAGCCCTTTCGCATGCAGGCGGTAGCGCAGCCCGGCCGCGTGGAGTGCGCGGCGAACTAGCATCTCCGGCTTGGTGTCGCGACCGCGCACCAGCGCCATCTGCGCGCTGCGCTCGGGCGTCGTCTCACTCGTCGTCTTCGCCACCGGCCTCGTCCGGGTCGGGCCCGCTCGCCTCCTCGCCTACGGGGGGCACCAGTTCGTCCTTCGGAGCGCCGTCGTCCTGGCGGAAGCCGGCGAGCATCTCCTCGAGGAGCGCCGCGTGGTCTTTGCGGGGTGGATACTTCTGCAGCGTGGCGTCGATCCGCTCGGCGATCTGCTCAGGCGACAATGAATTGTCAAGGCGCGTGTCGAGAGCCCACTGCCGGCCGGGATGCACGACGTCCCACGGCGAGCGCTTGTTCGCGCGCGTGCCGGCGGAGTCGCCGTGTTTGCTCATGCCCCAGCAGGCCTTCGTCTCCGAATTCCAGACCGGCCAGAACGTGCTGATCAAATGCTTCTCGGCGACGAGCTGCGCGTTCGTGGCGCAAACCAGGCGTCGGCACGTGAAGTCGGAGAGGCTAATCGGAGAGAGGCCCGGCGGAAGCTGGTTGGAGTAGCCTTCGGCGGTCTTGATCGTTCCGGCGTGCTCAATGAGGCGGCCCGTCAGTTTGGGGCCCTGCTCGCGGGGATTACTTGCATCGCCGTCTTGCGGGTCGGCCTTGCCGACGTAGATCGGTGTCTCGCTTTTCGAGATCGCTGCGTACAGCGGATGATCGCCTTCGTAGTAGATGGCGTAGACTCCGGACCCATAGGCGGGCGTCACCTTCTCCAGCGGCACCCGCTCTTGGGCAAGGAGCGCGATCGAGACCATACGGCCGATCGCCTTCGGATCTGCCGGATCGAAGCTGGCTCGCGGCGTGGAGATGGGGTCGGTCGACGCGCGCATCTGCTCGAGCGCGGCCGCGTGCTCGGCCAGGCCGGTGCGGACCCGGCGAATGACGGTCGGTGACGGATCCTCGCCGAGCGATTCCCGAACGGCTTCCAGCGCCTTCGCCAGACCGTCCATCGCCACACGATCCGGAGCACGCGCCATCCATCGACCTCCCGACAAGCCGGTTAGAGGTCTCAAGGATTCGACCTGCGGCTGTGAGCGGCGAAGCTACGCCGTCAGGCGCTCCAACTCCAGTGGCAACACAGCCTTTCCAGAGGCCAGTTTGAGGAGCCACGAGCCGGCCGCAGCGCCCAGCTGGGCGGGAACAGCGTTGCCGAGCTGGCGCATGCTCTCGGACCACGAGCGCGGGAATTCGTAGTCGTCGGGAAGGCCGACTAGGCGGGCCGCCTCGCGGGTGGTGAAATAGCGTACAGTGCCGTCGTCCTTCACCATCATGTTCTCACCGCCGGGCACGCCGTGGTCGCCGGCCTTGAGTGCCTTCGCCGGCAGATCGAGCAGGCTGCCGGTATGGCCGGGGTACACGCGGGCGCCGGGCTGGAACACGTGATTGCGCTTGCCGTTCGGCTCGCCGAGTCCAGCCAGCGCGTCGCGCACCGTCACCCACGCGAAACTTTCCGGCTCGTCGCCGGCCTTCAGCGCGGCGATCTTGGCCGCGTCCTGCTCGGACGGCTTGCGTCGCTTCAGACCGTGCCGCTTCCAGTATTCGCCGGTGATATATTGATCCCACAGCAGCCGGTCGCGCGAGTGAGTCTGGCTCATCGCGAAAGGCTTCATCTCGACGTCGGCGCGTATCCCGAAGATCAGCACGCGATGGCGGATCTGCGCGGCGCCGTAGTCGGCCGCATTCACGACCTGCCAGCACACGCGATAGTCCGCCTTTGCGCGCGACGTGCGCAGGCGGATGGCGTGCTGTACCGGCGTCTCGCCCGGCTTGCCGAGATTGCCCGGCCGCTCCAGGCAGGACACGATCCACTCCAGATAGGGGCGGAATTTCGGGCCGGCGATGTTGCGCACGTTCTCGAACAGGAACAGGCGCGGCTTGGCCTCGCGGATCGCGCGGATCGCCTCGGGCCACATGTCGCGGTCATCCTTGTGGCCGCGCTTCTTGCCGCCGATTCCGAACGGCTGGCAGGGCGGCCCCCCGGAGAGCAGTTCGAGCTTGGTGTAGTCGCTCCAGTCGACCTCGCGCACGTCCTGTCGCTCGATCGGCCAGTCGCGCACGTGCTCGACGCCCTTCTCTTTGTTGTGAAGGACGGTCGCCACCGCATCATGATCCAACTCTGCGAGAAACTTGTGTCGGAATCCGACCCGGGACATCCCCATCGCCAGACCGCCGCAACCGGCGAACAGCTCAGCGCTTTCCATGGTTTGGTTCCTCGAACGGCAGCCGGGGACCGCCGCCTTCCTCCTCCAAAAGCTTCTCGACCGCGTGCCGGATCAACCACGACAGCGCCACGCCCCGCTTCTTCGCGATGGCGGCCAACTGAGCGTACTTGTCCTTTCTAAGCGTCGTTGTGACGCGCTGCGCGTGCTTGCCGTCCTGCCCCATCACGGCCTCCGCTGCATTCCGCGGTAATCCGCGGCGCGGAGGTGACTTTGATTCAATTCGCCTCCGCTGGCAATCGAAATGATGGCAAGATTTCGTGAACAAACATAGAACAACGCGAGGTGGTTGCCAAGTCCGGTATCGGGAGTTCCCCCGCGCCGGACTGCGAAGCAGTGATGTCCTAAAAGTTGAATTCGAGAGTGTCCTAATTTGCTACTCCGTCGGTCTTGGAACCTATGTTCCGAGCACCATCTATTGCCAACTACCTAGAGGAGAGTTGGACATGGGTGATGATCCGGACGCGTACGGAAGTGCTGCCGCTTGGCAGATCGCGGCGCGCTTGAAGGGCTACAAGTGCTCGCAGTGCGGCGCAATCCCGGCCTATGAGAACCGCCGCGAATACTTCGAAACTGATCTATGCGAATACTGCAACTACAAAGCAAACAATCCTGACCGCTCGTAAAGATGAGGCCGCCCCAGGTGGCGGCCTGTACCGTCGGTCACCCGCACATTCAGGACATTAAAGATGGCCGTTCACGAAGTATCGGTAAGTGAATTCGTTGATGCCGATGATTTTTACTCCGCAGAGGTGATACGAGTTGCGCGGCCAGACCAGTTGCGCGATGCGCTGAGCCAAAAGAACAAGCCGGTCGTTATCGACGACGAGCAAATGGCTGCACATTTTCGGAGGCTACAGGCTTGGCAGGAAGCGCGGCTTTGGTTCATCCCGTCGCTGATAGCTGCGCTCATCGCTTATTCCATCAGCCAACACTATCAAGTAGACCTGTCCTGGCGTCTCAATTGGAAGGTCAACACACTGGACGGCAAGATTACGCTCACGCCAATCGAGCGAAGGTAGGGGCCACGCTGGAATCAGTTCTCACGCGGCAGCTTCGCGATGGCACGACGGAGCATGATTTCGATGCACCGAGCGCAGATCAGCTCGCCGTCCCCAGCCGGTGGCGCAAGAACGGTCAGCTCTTTTGGCGCGAACTCTTCTTCGCAGTGATCGCAGCGGACGCTTTCGATCATCCTGCATTCCTACACGCGGAGGGTGGGAGAGCGTGAATGGACAGGCGGGGTGCTACACACCCCTTTCGTGCCCGGCTGGGCGGGCCGCCTGTCAGGCTACGTTCCGATACGAGCGCTCGCATCTCACGGGAAGCCCAATCGCCCGCATGCCCGAACAGTTTGGCAACTTAATGGCGTGCGGATCGCTCAGTTCAACCCGTGCTCGCCGCTCATTGCTTCTTGGTATCCGTGCGCCACTCAGGCGGCGCGCGCCCGGCCTCTATCATTTCCTCGACCATGACCGGCACCAATCCCTCGGCGCAATCGAGCAGCATCTTGAGGCCGCTCGGGCGCAATTCGGGTGCGTGACCAGCGACGAAGATCGCCACCAATTGCGCGATCGTCGTGCCCGTCACCTCCGGGCTTTGCCCAGCGAGGATCGGTCTGATCTGCTCGACCAGCGCATCGCTCTCGCGCAAGGCCGCTTGGAAGTCGTAGTCGTCAGACATCGGGCGCCCTCCCATGGCGGCCGAGCAGCTCGGTGCGCCGCTCGATCCCGGGGACAAGTTCGTCTTGGAAATTGTTGTTCAAGGTCGTCGAGAGCGTGAGAATGTCGGCAATCTGCTTGTGCGCGACGGCAAGCTCGCCGACCAATTCGTCGATCATGGCGCGCTGCGGCCCGAGGATGTCGCTGGCCTTGCGCATCGCGATCTGCTGGCGTCGGACCATCGCCTCGTTGGGGTTCTTGCCAAAGGCATATTGATCGATGACGCGCGCAGCAGTGGCGACGGCTCGATCGTAGTCTGGGTCAGGGTCGTCGGTCATCATGTCTCTTTCGGCAGGTATTGCTCGGCGCGCGCGATCATCTTCTTGAGCGCGGCGACGGCATCAGGGCCCTCCGCTTCTGCGGGTTCGTAAAGCATCGGCAAGCCGGTCTCGATCGAGTGCAGCACCTCGGCGCGGGTGGCCGCGCGGCCCTCGGCGAACCATAGGACGCGCTCGGGATCGCCGAGCCGGAACAGCACGCCATCGCCATCGCGGACGCAGCGATATTCGCGCGTTACCCAAATCGCGATGGCGCCAGGATTGCGCCGGATCATCACGCCTGCGGGCTCGCGATGGCCGTCGGGCATGTCCTTTTCGTTCCGCCGCATGCGCGGGTTGGAGAGGAACGGGCAAGCCCGCACCGAGTATTCCGCGCACTCAAGGTGCGACGGCGGCTCGGCGATGTTGCGATTGATGGCGCACATCGGGCCGATCGGGAAAGCCTTGTGGACGCCCATCGGCTGGCCGCAGACCCAGCAGAGTTTGCGATTGACCGCCTGCACCAGCTTGCCGGGACCGATGACGCGGAAGTCGGGCACGCCATCGAGCCATGCCACGAACCACGGCACCGGAAAGCCGGTCGGCGAGATCGGCAAGCGCTTGATCCGGTCAGGCATCGGGATCGACCAGATTGCCTGATTAAGTGTCCTCTTCTCCATGTAACTCGGCCTCCTCCAGCGCGCAGGGCAGGCAGATGCGCCGTGGGCCATTCGGCACGTCTGGCCTCAGTTGAATTCGGGTCTCGCAGCGGCAGCACCGCGCGAGAACATTGTTGGGTAGCAGCAAGCCTTCCTCGGCGCGGTATGGGACGCAGGCGACGAAATCGGCTTTCGCGGCTTCCTCGCGAGTGACGATTTTCACTGTCATGCCTGCCGCCGCCCGATCCGCTGCGCGAGCATAATGTAACGCGGTTGCGCCACGTTGAACCCGGAGCCGCAGCGCCCGCAGAAAAGGTTCTGACTGGCGCCGCCGCGCGGGCCGCCGATCATGTCGGATGCGTCGCAATCCGGGCAACGATCGGCGCGCAGGGCGCCAATGATGCGGCCATAGTCCGGGTGCTCGCGGTCGATGTCCTCGATCATCGTCATTGCGTCGTCCCTCCGTCCGGGCCGATCTCCATGATCTCGGTGCGCGCGGTCATCTTGATCAGCTTGATTGTCATCCCGGCCTCGCGCGCCAGGTATCGCGCGATCGGGATCCGCGATTTCAACCGGCCCTCGTCGGCGGCGATCAGCGGCACGAGCGATCCGGGGCCCATCATCGGCGCGGCGGCAGCGCCTTCACCGCCTTCGTCGCTCGATACGAAAAGCCAAACCTCGTCGATCCGGCGGAGCGTGTTCGGCGGCGTCAAGACGACGGTAGGCTCGTCGGCCATGACTTCTCTCCGGGTAAGTTGCTTGCCGATCGGGACAGGCGCCGCACCAGCGCGGCGGTGAGCCGATCGAGCCGTTCGAGCAGATCGGCGGCTTGCTGACAGACCTCGGAGGCTTCGAGCGCGGTCTCGACCGTCGCCGCACCGTCGCGGATTTGCCAGTGCTGGCCCCTCCGCAGATCGGCGACGAGCGCCGCGACCGCATCCGAAGCAGGCACGCCGAGCATAGCATTCCGCTCGCGCAACATGCCCGCGATCTCGATCCGCTCTCGCTCGGTCGGGTGCCAAACGAGAGACAGATCACCAATCCGTTTCAGCAAATCCGCCTGATCGATCATGCGGCTTTGCAGAGGTCGCCGAGCGTGCGGGCGATATCGATGACGAGGCGCCGCACCCGGTCCTCGTTGATCGTCATCATGGCCTCGATGATGGCGACGCCCTCGCGGGTCGCCATGAACGAACCGAACTCGTTCTCGTGGCCGCGCCCGCTCTCCAGTTCACCGATAAAATACTCGGTGTTCGTTTCGAGCGCCTCGGCGATCTGCACCAGCCGCGACGCGCCGATCCGATTGACGCCTTTCTCGTACTTCTGGATTTGCTGGAAACTGACGCCGAGCACGGCGCCGAGTTCGGACTGGCTGATCTTCATTTCCATTCGTCGCGTGCGCAATCGTTGACCGATCCGCACGTCGTTCTCGTCGGCCGCACGCTTGTTGCTGCCATTGCGCTTGCGATATGCGCCCGTCTTTCGTCCCATAATCACCTTCTCCTGCGCGCCGGGTTGGCGCGCCCTTGCGTTTCTTCTTGCTGCGATCGGCTCCGTCTGCCGGTCAGTTCTCATTTCGCCGCTCCTTTTCGAGAGCGACCATTGCCGCGCTTGGCTGCGCGGTCCTTCTTTTTGGCGAGCGTGTCCCGATAGGCTTTGAATTCCTCGCGCGCCTTCGGGATTTCGCTCGCGTAGTCCGGCTTGTCGTCGCGGACCAATTCGTATTTGTAGCCGAGCGCGCCCGCCATCTTGGCGAACGTCGCGTGCTGCGGGCGGCGCGTCTTGCCGCCGAACATATTCTTGACGGTCGAGAGCGCGAGGCCGCCGAGCACCGCAAGGTCGGTCTCCTTGATCCGGTCCTTCTGATAGAGCGTGCGGAAGCGATCGATCTCCGGGTCCTTTTCGACGTTGTTGTAGGAGCGGTGAAGCCAAAGCACGCCTGAGTTATGCCCGATCCGATTAGCCATTGATCACGGCCTCGCCATTGATTTCCGGATGATGCGACCCGCCGTTCAAGTGCGGGGCGAGCGCGGGCGCGGGCGTGCTTTTCGGCAGCGCGGCTTGCCGCGCCTTCCGTGGCTTATGCGCCTTGCCCTTGGCGAGCAGGCGATAGTCGCCCGATCCGCTCTCGCCGACGCGCTTGATCATCTTTTCGTTGAGCAAGGCATTGGTCGAGGCATAGACCGAATTGCGGGCGCGGCCGTGTTCCTCGAACAGCTTCACGATCTGCGCGGTGTTGAACTTGCCGCCGTGCTGGCGCGCGAATTTCAGGATTTCATCCTCGCCGCGCGTCGCGAACTTCTTCGGCGCGGCGTCCGGCGCCTCGATCGCCTTCACGTCGGCGCGCTGATAGTTGCGATTGCCGAGATCGATGATGGTGCCAACCTCGACGAGTTTCTTGACCGCGTAATAGCAGGCGGACGAATTGCGCCCATCGGCCTTGAAGTGCTTGACGAGATCGCGCGCGTTGAAGGTCAGGTTCTCGCTGATCCACGCCAGGGCGAACTCCGACGCGCTCTGCTGCCCATCGCGCGCCGCGTTGCGCCTGAAGGCCGGAACGTCGGTTATCAACTCAAACGAGATGTTGGTGAACCCCATGCGGGTTAACTGCGCGATCAGCACGCCCATCTCACTCTCGCTCGTCTCGCATGTGATCCGAAATCGATCTGGCAACGGTTCTTGCTTCGCCATGTCGTCATCCTTTCTCTGGCTGCACTACGACCGACGCTCGGCTACCGAGCGCCGCTTCGATCTCGTGGAGGGTGTGGGTCTTGTTCGTCGAGACGCCGCTATCGACTTCGTGCCATTCGCCGTTCACATCGAACGGCGGCGCGAAGACCGCGAGGGCTTCCCTCGCATTGAAGCGGATTAGCGCGGCGATCCCTTGCTCCGCGCGGCGCATCATCCAGCGCCGCAGCGCCGGGTCACGGTGCGCGTCGCGATGATTGGGGTCACACCAAATCTGGACGACTTGGATGTTCAGCGGCTCGCCGCCATCGGCGGGCCGGATCGTGACGAAATCCGGCATCAGATCGATGACGTAGTGCGAGCGATCCGGTCGGGACAATTCGGCAGCGTCGTCATTGACGAGCCAGCGGCAATTCCAGACGCCGCACTCGAACGGCATCCGAGCCGTGTGATGGACGGCGCAGCCCTTGTGGAACTTCTGGAATTGGCACGCCGCGCCCGCGCCCTTTTTCAAGGGCGGTACCGGCAACAGCTTACAGCATAGCTGACCGTCTCCACACCTTCGCATGGCCCGTCAAACTCCCACACACGCTTTTGGTCCGCGCGGATTGTCCCGCTGCGGTTAAGTGCGATTCACGGCGCACTCAATTAGGAGCGTTTATGGATTTTCAAATGAGGCGAGAGTGAGCCCTGTACCCGCGAAAATAATCCGACGATAGGAAAGACACTTTGGCGGGAAGTTCGCGGCGCATGTTGCGCATCGGAGTGATGACCAAATTGGTCAGGGAAAGAGTCGCAAAAACAATTGCGCATACATCAACGAGCGCTGCGCGCGCCCTCTCGATGCTCGCGCAAATTTCCGATGCGACCTAGGTGAGCCACGATGCCGCAGAGAATGAAAAGTGAGCAGATGTGATCAAACGGCAACGCAAGATGGCCGATCATCGCGGATGTGCAGTGCGTTTATCGGCGCAGCGCGCGAGGTGCTGAACATACGTTAATGCGGGTCATCACCATTCCGGGTGATGAGTCGGCATCATTCTGATGGCTGCTATGAACTTTGACCGTGACCCGAACAGCCATTCGACGTATTGAGGTTGTGGCGGGAATTCACACACGCGTCGACCTGATCCTCGCGGTCAGGCGGCAGCCCGCCTCACTTGCCCGCCCTCGCGCCATCACGCGAGGGCGGGCCTTTATGAATTCCCGCCGACCCTGCTTTACACCACAAACGGAATTTGCAGCCCGGCCGTACCCGCGAATTTCTTAGCGGGGCAGCGCAAGGCCCGGAAACCCGCGTCTGGGTACGGCTTCTTTTTGCCACACCTTTGCGAAATCAGACCACGCACAAGAAAAGCGCGTAAACAAAAGGTGGCGGAATTGGCCGGCGAAGTAAAAAGAAAATCAAACCTGGCGAGAGTGACGAAGCGGCACGAGCAATCGGCGATCGTCGGCAGATTGTTGGTGGCGTCCTTCATGGCGATGCGCAGCGGTTATGCCCGCAAGCACATAGGCGCCGTGTTCGAGGAAATCTTGGTGGCGATGATGATCCGCGTGAGCGACGATCAGGGCGCGCCGCCCCGCACGATCGCCGATATTTCAAAGTATCTCGGGCTCCCGCGCTCGAACGTGCGGCGCTGTCTGGACGCGCTGATCAGCGAGGGCGTGATCCGCAAGGCGGGCGACACCGGCTTCACCGGACAACAGGACTATCTCGCCACGCGGGTCGACGCGGAGTATTTCGCGAAAATTCGACAGGCGATCATTACCGCCGCCGACGAATTGCGGCAGATCGACGCGGTCGCCTGACCACCCGCGGTTTGTATGGATGCGATCCATGCAATCCGATCGGCGACGAAGAAGGGCCGCGCGGGGCGGCCCCGAATTTCCGATTGTAAGCGGTAGTTAGGCGGCGATGCGCAATTCCGGCTCGGCCGCTCCGGCGCGCATCGTATCCACCATGTCGGCCCAATACTGCATAAGCTCGATGCGCTCGGGCAGACGGTCGTCGCGGTCGTAAATCGCCCGGGTCGATGCATCGAGCCGATCCTGCTGCATCTCGACCAGCGCGGGCTCGAACCGGCGGCGCCCATCGACGCGCTCGCGGTTCAGCATGGTCGAGGCGCTCGATCGGACGCCGTGGGCGCAGTGCTTGCCCTTGTACCCGAGCGAATGCAGCGCATTGTTGAGACTGCCCTCGGCGATCATGCCGCTGCTAGCTTTCATCTTCGTGGTCGCCTTGCGATCGGCGCCCGGGAACAAATAGCGGCTGTTGCCGGTGATCGTGCGCAGTTCCCGTAAGAGCGCGACCGCCTGACGGGAGAGCGGCACCACGAAATCGTCCTTGTTGCCTTTCTTCGCGCGCTCGGTGCGCATCTTGAGCTTCGCGAACGGCAAGATCCAGAAGCTTTGCTCCTTGCCGAGATGGAAGTGATCCCACTCCGCCGTCTCGATGGTGCCCGGGCGCACGAAGGAGAGCACCAGCAACTGCAAGGCGTAGCGGATCAACTTCCGGCGCCGCGCTGACATCGAGGGGATGATGGTCTCGAAATCATCGATCTGGCGAATGAGGTCGCCGAAGCTATCGGGCTGGATGATCGCGGGCCGGTTGGTCGCCTGATGCGGGGCAAAGCCGTCCCCGAGCTTGATCTCGGCGAACGGTGACTGGCGATCCTGCGGGAAATGATTATGCACCCGCGCGAAGGCGATGACGTTGCGGGCGGTCGAGAGAAGGCGGCGCCGGGTCTCGTGGTTGAAATGATTGAGCAGCGGCAGAATGTTGCTCAACGCGACCTGATCGGTATTGATCGCGCCGAAGCCCGGGATGCCATCGGCGCCCTCCTTGAGATAGCGGACCATCAATTCGTCGCGCAGATAGGTTTTCTTGGCGCTGCCCTCGCGGGTCTTGAGCCATCCGTCCGCATCATCGCCAAAAGAGCTTTCGGCGGCCTTCCTCTCGGCCTCGACCCGGCGCTCCTGATCGCGATGGTCCTTCGGATCAATGCCGCGCTTGACCAGCCGGGCGGCGGCATCGCGCGCAGTCATCGCATCGGAAAGCGAGATGTCCGGGTAAGCGCCGATCGCGAGCGTCTTGCGGGTTTGGATTTTGTAGTCGTAGCGCCAGAGCTTCGACCCATTGGTCTTGACGAGCAGATAGAGATTGCCGCCGACCGTGCGGCGATAGTCCTCGGCGGCGGGCTTGAGATTGCGGACCTGTACGTCCGTGGTGATGGCTTTCAT